TTAGATTTGCGCCTTCCAAGCATATAACAGATCAAGCGCCTGCTTAGGTGACAGCTCGTCTGGGTTTGTATCCTGCAATTCTAGCAGCAGGTGATGCGGCTGCGTAGCGAATAAATCATTTTGTATCGGACGTTGGCTGTCGCTTTGGGTATGCTGCGCCTGCATCAAGCTGCTGTCTTCGAGTTGCTTAAGATGTTCACGTGCTCGTGCAATCACTGCGCTTGGTACGCCGGCCAGTTGTGCGACAGCTAAGCCATAGCTTTGGTTAGCAGGCCCGCTGCGTACGTTATGTAAAAAGATGATACGGTCTTGATGTTCTGTGGCAGTCAGGTGCACGTTGGCAACACTGCTTAAGCGTTCGGGCAGTGAGGTTAGCTCAAAATAGTGCGTAGCAAATAAAGTCCAAGCCTTGATCTGGGCCAGTTGCTCGGCTGCCGCCCAAGCTAAAGATAGGCCATCAAAGGTACTGGTGCCGCGCCCAACTTCATCCATCAATACCAAGCTGTTAGCGCTGGCGTTATGCAAAATATTAGCTGTTTCGCTCATCTCCACCATAAAAGTAGAGCGGCCACCAGCCAAGTCATCACTGGAGCCAATACGGGTGAAAATGCGATCGACCAATGACAGTGAGCAGTGCTGCGCAGGAACAAAGCTGCCGATGTGTGCCAGCAGTACAATCAAAGCGGTTTGACGCATGTAAGTTGATTTACCGCCCATATTAGGACCAGTAATAATTAGCATACGCGTGACATCGTCCATACTGACATCATTAGCTACAAAGGCTGTGGTCAGCACATGTTCAACGACTAAGTGGCGACCTTGCTGGATATCCAGCAACGGTTGCTCAGTAAAACTTGGGCGACACAGATCAAGAGTCAGTGCGCGCTCCGCTAAGTTACTGATCACGTCCAGCTCGGCCAATGCTGCTGCACTGTCTTGTAATGGGCCGATATGAGTAATTAGGATATCCAGCAGCTGATCATAGAGCTGCTTTTCACGCGCCAATGCCCGGCTTTTAGCGGACAGGGCTTTATCTTCAAAGGTCTTTAGCTCGGGGGTAATAAAGCGTTCCGCGCCTTTAAGGGTTTGCCGCCGAATATAATCAGCCGGTGCTTGTTCGGCTTGCTTAGTGGGGATTTCAATAAAGTAGCCATGCACACGGTTATAGCCGACTTTGAGGTTAGCTAAGCCGGTTCGGGCTTTTTCGCGAGTTTCTAAATCGATTAAATATTGCCCCGCGTTTTCGCTGATTGATAACAGCTCGTCGAGCTCTGCGTCGTAGCCAACTTTTAACACGCCCCCTTCACGGATTACTGCAGGCGGATTATCAATAATCGCACGGCTAAGTGTGTCGGACAGCTCTGGATATACGCTTATGGCGGCGGCCAGCTGTTGGATACGCTTAATATCAAGGTCTTTCAGTACGTGCTGCAACGTGGGCAAGGCGTTGAGTGCATCTCTAAGACGTGCTAAGTCACGTGGCCGTGCGCTGCGCAAACTGATTCGCGCTAAAATCCGTTCAATATCACCGATGTCTTTCAGTGCGGGCTGTACGCTTTCAAAGTGATAGTCATTGAGCAGATAGGCAATGGCATCTTGGCGTGCGTCTAATACAGCGCGTTGACGCAGTGGGCGGTTCAACCAGCGGCTGAGTAAGCGACTGCCCATGCTGGTTTGGCAGCGATCAATCACTGACTGCAGGGTGTTTTCCCGGCCGCCAGAGAGGTTTTTATCCAACTCAAGATTGCGGCGTGTCGCGGCATCTAAGACTACAGTTTCACTGATACGCTCATGGTAGAGGCTGCGAATATGCGGTAGTGCGGTGCGCTGAGTTTCTTTGGCGTAATTGAATAGGCAGCCGGCTGCGCCAATGGCGAACGACAGTTGCTCACAACCAAAACCTTTTAGATCTTGAGTGGCAAATTGCTGACATAAAGATTTCAACGCACTATCGTAGTCAAAGTCCCAAGGCGCACGGCGTTGAGTGCCGCGACGTTTATCAAGACCAATCGGGGCCGACCAATCATCAGGAATTAATAGTTCGGTGGGGTTAATGCGCTCAAGTTCAGCTAAAACATTTTCTTCGCTGTGCAATTCTTGCACGCTAAAACGTCCGCTGCTGATATCCAAAACGGCCAAGCCAAATAGATTGTCTTTACCCAGTAGTGCTGCAACTAAATTGTCACGGCGGTCATCCAGTAGGGCTTCATCGCTCACCGTGCCAGGGGTGAGAATTCGCACGACCTGGCGCTCAACAGGACCTTTAGTTGTGGTTGCTGGGTCGCCGGTTTGTTCACAGATCACCACGGATTCGCCGAGACTGACTAAGCGAGCGAGATAGCCTTCGGCTGCATGGAAAGGAATGCCCGCCATGGGAATGATGCTGCCGGCAGACTGGCCGCGCGAAGTGAGGGTGATATCCAGTAGTTGTGAGGCTTTTTTTGCATCGTCATAAAAGAGTTCATAAAAATCACCCATGCGATAAAACATGATTTGATTAGGGTGTTGATGCTTTAAGCGCCAATACTGTTGCATCATCGGCGTGTGGGATAAAGTCGTTGTCATTCAATGCCTTATCTTGGGCTGTCTATTTGCATTCGTTAGATTGTCTAATACTATTTTATAAAATCCAACATCGATGGCGGTTGCGCAACGTCAATTTCACGTGCTCGAATATAGCGCGCTGTCATTCTGGCGTCAGTATGTCCGCTGAGTTTTTGAGCATCGAGGCCTTGCCGTTTTGCATCGGTTAAAGACTTCGCTCGAATGTCGTGTATCGTAGCATCTTCAACGCCTGCCAGTTTGCGAGCTGCTGCAAAGGCTTCTTTTACTGTTGTGTAAGCAACTGGAAGTCCTGCTCGCTTCGATGTGAATAGCCGTCCAGACTCTGACTCATGTCGATTATCCATGATGCTCTGTAATAGAGCAGTCACATCATCCGTGGCAGCGACGATAAGTCGTGCGCCTGTCTTCTCTTGCGTGAAAAATATTCCCTTTTCGGTTATATCATCAAGCTTGATCGCCAGCACATCGCCGATTCTTTGCCCAGTTAGGTATGACATTAAGAATATTTTCTGAATGTTAGGTTTGCAGCGGGAAAGGATGGCTGAGAATTCATCGTCAGTGATATACCGCTCTCGTGAATGCTCAGGATAGCGCCGAATACCAATGCATGGGTTGCTATCAACAAGCTGCCACTCGAGCGCATACCGGAACACCATGCGCAGAAATGAAATGATTCTGTTTGCCATGCTAGGTGTTTCCGACATTGCTACTTTATAAGCTGCAATGTGCTTTGGCATGACCTGGTTAGGCTCGAACTCTGCAAAAACTTCTTTGCAGCGCTGAGCTGCTTGAGCGTATTGATCCATCGTGTTCTTTTTTAACGTCTTGCGCATTTCTACCATCACGCGATCAATCAGATCCGGCATTCCGTTGTCTGTGCCGCCTATTGTTATCTTGGCGTAAGCGAGCAGGGCTCGCTGGAAGTCAGTGTCTAGCCTGTGCCACTTGTTTTTCTTTACGTAGTAATAGCATCCGTGCTTCATGTACATGCAAGCAGGCAGATGCCTGTCTTTTTTTCTGGGTCGCATGACAACCTCCTTGGGTTCACGCCAGCCTTAACACTGGCTCATTTCTTTTTTTCGACTGCTCGCTTCCAAGCCTGCTTACAACTACGGCACGCAGAACCTTGGGTGCGCCGCTTGAAGATACGACAAATCCAAAGCGCTCTGCTGTTAACCAGCGTATCTGAGCGCTAGGCTTGGTGTACCCAGTCATGTCCGCAACTTCGTCTGCAGTTAAAAACATGTCCCACCTCGCTAGATGCTAATCTCAAGTCTCATAAATAAATTCGCTGGGCGTAACTAGCCTTGAGAGGGACTGGCCTCTGCAGAATAAGTAAATCGCGCGCATCAGTGTTTTTGACGCTTTTATTCTTTCTGACCCTCCCCCTGAGGCTCCACCGTTCATGATAAAGTCCCTTGCCCTTAGCGCCATATGATCAGCCTTTGTTTCAGGTAGCCCGCTATATAAAACATCCACAAACTGAGAAATTCTTTCTTGATCCTCGTGCAGCGACGCTATTGCGATAGTTCCTTTTACTATTGCAGCTGACACTCCTCGCACGTTTTTTTTAAAAATATCCGCAGTGAAAACAATCTCGCGCTTGTGCATTTCGCAGAAGGCAACAAGCTCAGTCGTTGTGCGCTCGGAGCTTTTGTAGCTTTGTGATAGCTCCATCATGGCGTTGGCGATCTGTACGTGCTTCGGCATTATCCAGTCTGACATTCCTGCGTAAGCGATCTCATCAATCTGAGATCGCGGCTTCTGTCTGTCAATTCCGCTTCTATCGACCCCCCAAGCGACAACCATTTCGACGGGTATTCCGGTCTCAATTATCGCGACAAGCCTGTGCTGGCCATCGGCAAGACTGCCTTGCTTGTCAAACCCGATCCCCTGGTGAGTCTTGGCCCAAGCCCCTTGGCGAAGATCTTTCTTATACCGCTCAACAGTCGATCGATTAAGAGGGCGATTACCTGTATTTAATGCCATCCAAGATTTCGCCAGCGCTGGCGTCACGAGCATGATAGTTACAAACATATTTACAGTTGCTATTGCCTTTTGGCCTTGCTCAATAATTTTCATCTGGCTCAAATAACTCAACTCTAGAAGCTCGGCCGGAGACAAGTAGTCTGGTTTTTTGCAGCAGATAACAACATTGTCTAAATTAATTCCTAAAACCTTGTTTATCGAAAATAAGAGGCGGCTTACAAATCCTGAGCCCACCATCGGCTCATACTCCGGGTCTAGATCAAAAGCCCATAATTCTTCGCTCTTTTGAGATAGAACGCAGTGTCCGGCAACGGACGCTGTCATTCCCGTCAAGCCGAGCATTGGCAGTAGATCTGCCCACTCACGCTCTAGCTTCGATCCAGATTGCTTTTCAATTTCCATGGTTTAATTCCTTGCTTAAATTTTCCGTTAACCGGCTGCTAGCAAGCTTTGGCATTGCTGGCGCTGTGAGCGCACCGCACCGCTTGCAGCGCTGCTTTTCAGTGGCGCATAAGTCGTTAGGCCGCCGCGTTTTGCGGCAGATTATCTTTGTTTGCATGCTTCTTATTTATCCGTTATCGCTGATTGGTGCTGTGTAAAATAGCTTTCTGGCATCTTCTGCTGAGAAGCGAGTGAGCTGATCACTTTCATCGAAAATGAAAACATCGCCGACTTGCTGTGTGACTACGCCGCCGCTGGTCATTTCAAGCGTTGCGACTTCATCAATCAGGTAACGTAGGCCGCCTGTGAATTCGGCGCATTCATCGCCCGTATACATAACGTAGGCGCCGCTTACGAAGTCGCCATACGGCGCGCCATCGTTTCCGTTTTGCATGATCTGGAGCGAACGCGCCTCTGCAGATTCTGGCCAGTTGCCTTCAGCCGGAACGATGCTTCCTTCACCTGCTTCTCGAAAGAAAATCACGATGCCTGCAAGGTAGTTGATTGCGCCGAGCAATTCTTTTTCGCGCTGCTGGCGGTCTTCAAACTGCAATCCCTCTGTCATCTTTTTAACAACTTGATAGGCCATGCCGTCTGGACTATCTAGGAGCTTGCTGATTGATTGCATTCTCTGCTTGCGGAATGGCAGGCCGTTGGCGTGGCGCTCTTTGCCTTTACCGTGAGCCGCTTGATCGTGGGCAGCCTGAAAGACAGCCACAAGTTTTTCGTAGCCTTTTTCTATTTGCATTGTTTTACCTTTGAATAATTGAGCGTTACGCGAGCGCGTGACGTTAAGAAGATTGTTTATTGTTGCGGGTAATTGGCTTCTTGAAAAAGCTTATCAAGAAATTCTCGACTTCCAGCAATGCTGATTTTGATCTGATCAAGGCTTTCTATTGCAGCAGGCGTTACTACTCGCTCATAATTTTGCAGGATGCTTAAAATATTTGCTGCTCGCTGCATAACTTTAATGTTTTTCTCTACGATGGATATTAAAACTATATTATCGGCCTCTAGCTCATGTCTGGTCATGCATCGCCTCATTAAGAAAAGATTGTTTGTTTCTGCTCTGGCGTTAAGAGCTCGGCGCCATGGATTAGGCGGGTGATAAGGTCCTGTGGCTCATCGATGCCTGCTTCAATCAAGAGGCGATCAAGAGTTTCGCTTGTGCTGTGGAATAGATGCAGCTTGATTGTCTTAGCAAGCAAGGCATCAAGCCGCTTTTCCTCATCCAGTTTCTTGCGCTGCCGGTATTCGCGCGAACGTTCTGCGCCTGTTTTAACCGCCATTTTTTACCTCGCGCTTCCTCTCGAACTCAGTGCAAATAACTGCCACCGATCCGTCACTGTATTTCTTAGCGGGCCGCATATTGCTAAACGCCAAGTGCGAGCAGTTGCGATCAGCATGCCTGCATGATGCGCACATAGAGCCTTTTGGCTGGCTCATGGCGCGCCACCTAAGAGCGCGCGGAGCTTGCTTACCAAGTAAGCAGACTTGAGCGCCCACTTGTGCAACTGCAAATCGTTTTTGTTCTCGATCACATCGCACAGCTCAAGCGCGGTAGCGTGAATATTTGCAACATCGGCATGGCTGGACTTGCTGTTGCAACTCGCGTTGTAGGTGGAGCCTGAGCAGGGGGCGGCCTCGAGCATGGCGCGATAATCTTCACAGGCAATGCTTCTTGGATCGCAAGCTGTGCCGTCGCTACGCATCGCAGCATCAGCCATTTCTTTTGTCGGCTCGATCGGCACCAGCTTCCAGCCGCTGGGCGCAGCGAGTGATGCGTTAAGTCGAGATACTTCATCAAGAGCATTGTTAAATGCGTCAGACTTCATGTTTTCAGCAGCGCCTGCAAACGCATCCCACTTTTTTCGCTCAGGCATCACCAGGGACGCGTGACAAGGATGTATTGGAGACGCCGGATCTGCTCGCGCATTCCATCGCTTTAAAATGCCTGCCATAGTAGAGAAATCTATATGTGCAGGGATATATTCGCACCGATGGACAAGGCAATACTCATCACGCTTGAAGTGCTTTGTTACTTCTGGCTGCTCGCCGCAGAACGGGCAAGGTAGTGTTTTTTGATCGGCCATATATCACCTGATTACGAAAAGATTTTTTGTTTCTGCTCTGGCGTTAAGAGTTTCGCGCCATGAATCAGTCGAGTGATCACGTCTTGCGGCTCATCGATGCCTGTTTCAATCACGAGTCGATCAAGAGTTTCGCTTGTGCTGTGGAATAGCTGCAGTTTGATTGTCTTGGCCAGCAGTCGCGTTAACCGTTCTTCTTCTGCCAGCTTGTCACGCTGGCGCTTTTCACGCATACGCTCTGCTGCTGTTTTAGGTTTTCTAGTCATACTCTTAGAATCCTCATAACCTCAGCGTCTGTGAAGTCGCGCTCAAACGGCGTGGCGATCCAGCCTGCTTGCTTTCCGTGCTTAGGGTTGATCGTGGCTAAAAGCCTTTCGTGCTCTTGATTGAAATAATCGACAGTCGCGGTATGAAAGCGCGGCTCGGTCAGCGCATGAAGCTCTTGCTTAACGTACTTGCTGCCGCTTGGCTCGATGCCTACGGCAACTAAAAGCATGTTCCAGCGATGCTGTATTTTATCGATTGCGTGAAAGTGAAAGTCATTTGCCTGCACGCCTATCAATTTCACAGTGTCAAACAAATGCACTGAGCCAACATCGCTTGACCAAACTAGGCCGGTTGTACGCATAGCTGCTAGAGCCATGCGATTAGTTCGCTTGATCACTTGTCGCCCCCATCACTTTTCTTCGATCAAAAATTTGCTTTTTGGGATATCTATAGCGCACATATCGCTGTAAGTTTTGGCTGCGTAGACTTCGGCCTTGGCAGTGTCGGTGATCTTGGCTGCTAGGTTGCCAACCGCATTAGCCTGGGCAACATCAATGTCTCCAGCTAGCAGCTTTTCAATCGTTTCGTTCAATGTTTTGCGTAGGCTCTCTGCTGTTACGGTCACGTTCTATTCTCCTAAGCCGCCGATTAAAGCCACCAACAAGTCGCACTTGCTCGCGAACGTCGGGCGGTAATGTTGTGATTGAGTTTCTGAGCATGAGCTGTGCTCGGGTAAGTAGCTCAAGATTAGTGATGCTGAAGTTCTGCTTGTTTCCGTCTTTAAATATAAGCGCATGGCCGCGCGGCACTTTGCGCCCGGTATGCTCAATCCATACCAGGTGATGAACTGGTACAAAATCTCGATTAGGTACGCCAGTGTCAGTCATTTTTCGCTGCAGATAGCCGTCTTTGGTTATGCGCTCAGAGCCGATAGGCATCCAGTTGGCAGGCTTTGAGCCTCGCTTGAATTGAGTCTCAGATGATCTTCCTGATGGCGGGTGGTTTTTACCTTTATTCCACGGCGTAATCCCTTTCTGGAATCGCCCATCATTCGTTACGTCCGGATCTTTTTTAAGACCTAAAGTGGCGGCCCTATTTTTAATTGCGGCAAAAGACCGATCCAGCAACGTCGTTATATGCCGCGCTGGAGTTCGAGGGTAAAGACTTTTTAAAACACGGTCCTCCCACTCTTTCCAGTCGTTACGCTTAGTGCTGACACCTGCAGGTCGCATTGTTTATGACTCCGTATTTCAAACCAGCTCATGAATCACTTGGTTCGCCAAATGAAAAACACGCTGTAACGGTGAAAGAAATAATGACGCTCGCAACCGCAAATGTTGCTACAAATATGTTTCGATCATCGAAGTCATAGCCAGATAGCCACGCTATCAACCAGCACAGCGACATTGTGGTCACGAATATGAGACTCAATCTCAAAACAAAAAATCGATCTTTCATATTTAATCTCTACAATTGAAACTCCAGCTGCTCCTCTTCTGAGTGCAGCTGGCGCTTTACTTTGGTTTTCTTGCGCACTGCTTCATAGCCACGCTTGACGCCTGGCAGTGCAAAACTGGTTTGCTCGACCTCAGAAATAAACTTCTCAGCAGCTTCTTTGGCGGCAAAGTAGCGCTTGTATAACTGGTGTCTCTCCGCGAGCTCAGGCTCAAAAAGATGGTATGAGCACTTGCAAAACAAGGAGCAAGAACTAGAGCAGCCGAAAAGCTCATTACCGTTTGGTATCTGGTTGTTAAAATCAGCGCTCGCTCTGCGGAACACATGGCTATCAATGCTACGGCCAAGGCTTGCTTGGTATTCAAGGATCTCAACCTGCGAGCGAGCTTTTATTAGCCGTTCTTTTAGAGTTTTCTGTTTTTCTAAAAGGACGTCAGGCGCTAGTGTGCTCATGACTCACCGAGCCTGACGTCACCAGTACGACCAGTTTCTAGGTAGTGCATATCTTCGATTGCTAAACGGTCATCTAGCGTGAAAAGCGGATTGCATACCGTGCAGTGGCCAGTTATCTGGATGGCTTTAGCGTTTATGTCGATGCTTTTATAGTCACGACTGCAGTTAGTGCAGCGCACTTCAAAAACGCCACAGCATTGCTCTGCTTCTCGCTCAGAATCATGGACCACCCCGCAATCAAGGCATCCGTACAATTCTGTGACGCTAGGCCTGCAGCACTCACGGGCACCGTCTTCGTCGTCATGAATTTCTCGACACTCATCACAGCGCCATAACTCTTTGTAGTTATCCATAATAAAGCTCCATCTTTATGCTCTTAGGTAAATACCAATGCTCTCAGCAACTCGCTTGACTGACGGGGATAGCAATCTGAACCCACGCTGGCGCAGCATGGCAGACACTTCATAAGCCGACCTGATTATCGTTACGCCTTCGATCTCGATGCATGAGAGTTCTGCGATAGCTGCGTGCAGGGCTTCTTTTTCTTGCTGGCGCTCTGCGCGCTTAGCTGGCGCCACCGCTATGGAGTTATTGAAAACAAGACGCTCAACTTTTGACTCTCTGCGAGTCTTCAGCTCAGGCACTTTGTTTTCTTTCATGAATTGCGCAACTTGTGCGGCTAATGTTCTGCGCTCAACGTCTTTCATTCGCACTTCTGATGCGTGAGCTGACGCGGCAGAGGGCAGCATGAATGCTGTGTGTTCTGCGCAGTTCATATTTAGGCCGCCTTTAGCTTGTAGATGTTTACCCATAAGCCGTTTTGACGTTCGCTTTTCACCGGCCACACATGACCAAGGCGCTGAGCTAAATTAATTACCTGGCGAATGTCCTTGCCGGCAACTTCTTCAGTTGCCGCATGAGTAGTTACGGTTACGTTTGTCATGTCGGTTTCCTTTTTCGATAAAATTAGGGCAGCAGCGCACGCCGATGCTGCTGGATCGGTTGAATAGGCATTACTAAGTAATGTGCAGGTGCGCTCTGCGTACTGGTCAGGGCTGACCAATTAAAAACCCGCTCGATTTGTGCGTGGTACCGTCATTGATGACGGGACCATAGGCATGGCGGGTATGTTTAAGTCTTTGCCGCTTACGCCGGCAAGTCGGTTTATATGATCACTGCTAGAGCAATTGGCTTCGCTCTCTATTGACCGTGTGATCTTGATCATCCCGTTATCGCACGTTTACGGGACTGCCCAGCTCTGCCTTTCGACACCCGTGCTGAGCGAATTAGTAATGCAGCGGCAGGAGCTGTTACATCCCTGCTTGGGTCGTCGGGTTTTTCTTATCGAGTCTTTTACTGACTGAGACGAGACGATCACCTGATCCGTTTACGATAGTGCCAGCCAATCAGCCTTGGCATTTCACTGCATTGGTTTAGCGGCATAGAGACTGTAGTGCAATCACCTAGGATTGCTGCTTACTACTTCGGTCACCATATCAAGCAGCGCTTATATGCCGCTAACCAATGAAGCCTACTTTTTGCAGAAGCAGGAAACTGGCTTTTTAGTCTGTGCTGACTTAGCACTGCTTACGGCAGTGGCTCGAATGCTTCCAGTCAGGCGATGGTCTTGGCTATGACTGGACTCTGCATTAGTGAACCATCTAGGAGTGTCATCACGAGTCGACTTGCCACGCATACAGCAATAAAGCGAACGCTCTGCAACTTCGAACTTGCAGGGGTCTTTGCTGGCAGGACTGCTGAAACAGTCCAGGTTTAAATGGCGGCGTTAATCGCTCGGAACTTAACTACGCAATATGCCTAGATGGCTCACTAATGAAGTGCTGCTTACGGCAGCAAGTCGGCAGGTGTTGGATGACGCGAATATTATTTACCCTGCACCCGTCGCACGGGCATAGCTGCTTACGCCAGCCAGTCGTCCACTCTTTCGCCAGGTGCGTGACTACACCTTATGTCGCTGAAGGGCTTGGCTTATTGTTTACTGTGATCATCTTGCGCTGCCCGCCGTGAATGCCGGGCTGAGCTAGGAACTCGCTAACAAGGTGAGTAATGTCCGTATAGGCGAACAATCACGCCACCTGCGCACCGTGTCTGGCAGTGCGCAGGCTCAATTTACGCGGGGAGCGTTAAGGTTTAAGGGTTTGAAGCTGGCGCTGCATTCTGTTGCTGAATGCGCTTGTAGATCTCTTCGCGGTAGACACCTACGTGCTTTGGCGCTTGAATGCCTACGCGCACTTGGCCGCCTTTTACTGCAGTGATAACGACCTTGATGTCGTCTCCAATGTTGATTGCTTCGTTTTGGTTGCGTGAGAGTATTAGCATTAGCAGGCCTCCTAGCCTTGGTGTTGTAAAGTCAGTGTAGTAGGGTTTTCAAAAGCTGCTCTTTTTCTGCGAGATTCACGAACTGCGTCGCGAAGTGTCGTAATCATTCGATCATTTGCTCGCGTAAGCTTTTCATGCGTGATGGCGCCGCCCTCATTGAGTCCTGCAAGGTACCCCTTTAGGAAATCTGTAGATGCCATGGTGGGGTGGTTCTCTAAATCATCCTTAAGCTGATTAAGATGTCGATTGATTTCTCTGTCGATCCTAAGCTGGCATGGCTGCATAACTCACCTCGTGGCGTGTGCTGCGTACTGTTCTACTTATTGCTGGGCGCTGTGCTGGCGCTGTTGTTCTGATTTCAGTGGCGGTCCCGCCAACTAGCGCGACACACACAAGAACTGATAGTGGCGTGATGATGCCGCGGCGTATCACTTCTGTTACCAGGCCTCGCAAGGTCTTTTGAAAGCCTAGCTTCCAGCGAGCATTATCAAGCCGCGCTTTAACGGTGCCTGCTTCAATATGCATCTCTCGAGCGATCTCCTTAACCGACAAGTCGTTAACCGCGTACAAGGTTGCTTCCAGCTCGCGAGGTGACAGCGAGTGAGAGGCCTCAGTCGTTGCCCAGTGTCCAATAATTAATTTTTCCATGATTAGCTCCTGCTTATCTTCTAGTTTTTCCACTCACTCCACTTGAGCGAGAAAGCTTTTTTTGAACCCTTTCTAGGCTCAGTTTTATGCTTGTACTTGATAGTAAGATCACGGCATTCCCCGTGCTTTCTTAGTAACCCTATAAAGTCATTAGCAAAGTGGGGCGTATCAAATGGCTCGCTTAGCTGCACGCAACATTTTGACTTGAATAGCTTGTCGGAATGCGCTTCGACAGCGATAAGCCACTCGGCTTCCGAAAGGTCGCGAACAGCGCCCCCCCCCAGAACATTTGAGCCGCGCTCAATCATCGTGGTTGGCGTGTTTTTAAGTGCGGCTTGGTTGGCGTAATAGCGCGTCATGCCAAATACAGCAAATGTACTCATGAGATCCTCCTTGCGTTTTTTTTGCTTTCCAAAGCGCACTGCGTGTTTGCTAATTCAATGCGCTTCAGTAAAACGTTTCCCTGGCTAAACCGTAGGGGGCGGGGCGCTAAGCGTTGCGGGTCATTCGCACGGTTAAAGCATTTGGCTAAAGCTGTCCGTTAAGTTCGTCTTAACGTTGGTAGGCGTTCGTTCCTATACAGCTCCGGTAGCGCAAGAGGCTTAGCGGTCTATTTCTCGGTTTACTGACCTCCCACCGAGCAGCGGGGAGTGACCTAGGCCATCAACAAGTGATGGGTTAGTCGTTCATCGCGTATGTTTTTAAAGAACTGTGTTTCTTGGAACCAATAATCACGTATCGTGTTTTTAATGTCAACACGTAATGTGTTTATTTTGTGTGTTTATTTTTATGTGAAGGTTTGAATCGAGAGGGCGCTTCTTTTTGTTGCGGTGACGGTGAAGTCTTTTGGTAAGATTGTTGGATCATTTATGGAGGGGTGTATGAGGAAGTTACTTTTCGTTGCAGTGATGCTGCCAGCGCTAGCCAGTGGTGCCGTTTACAAGTGTGTTGATGCAAGCGGCAAGACTACGTTCTCTGATCGCGCCTGCGCAGGCACAGAGGGCGGGGTGAAAGTAGACGTTAAGTTGGCGAGCGGAGCTGGCGAGCCTGTCGCTCAGAGAGAGTTTATGAGCCCAGAACAGCGGCGCATAAGTGAAAAATATAAGCGCACTGCTGATCTTCTTAGGGAGCCTCGGCGCAATAGGGTGAGGCAGGACAGCTCTACGGATAGCGGCCCATGCAAGACCTTTAGCGATACCGATATAAGAACAATGATTATCAAAAACCAAGTGGTCGAGGGAATGAGAGCGTCAGACGCATCGAGAGCTTGGGGCACGCCATGGCGCGTCAATGGCAACCAGCACGCCTATCACTGGGAAAGGGGTAGTGCTTATTTTTATACTGAAGATGGCTGTGTCAGAAGCGTGCAGGGCGGCTATGTAGGCGGGAAGTTTGTGAAATAGATTGTCGCAGGGCGGAACAAAAAACCGCCCGTAGGCGGCTTTAAATCAGTCTCGGGAATGTCTAGCAGTCTGATAGAGTTCTAAGGCAACTGATTACTATAGGGAGTAGAAATAAGCCTAGCCACCCAGAAGCTTATTAATAGCCTGAGTCACCTCTTCATACTCTTTTTTGTATTTTTCTTTTGTGGCTCCTGATAAACACTTGTCACTTAAGCATCCTAATAAAAACTTTTTTCGGTTTTTTAAGCTTTTTACGGCCGCGAAATTTTCATAGCTTGAAATCTGCATCAAGGCTGCTAAGTATCTAATTGCAATAAATATTATCGAAATAAATATAGGAGTGGCAATGATATAAAACTCTAAGCCATCGGGCTTGAACTGATACAACCCTGCAATAATAACCGAAGATATGGCAGAGAAAGAAAAATCCATTAATGGAGAGCTTTTCATGTGCTGGATCGCTCCGGCATACTCAAAATCGCCTTAACTAATTCGTCAGTGTCTTCAAGGTAAATAGTTTGCTCATGTGGCACACCATTCTTAATGATGGTCAACGTAATCGTTTTGCTAGTAAATAACGTCTTGCAAACTACCTTGCCAATCACGCCGAATGCCCACCAAACAGCAGGTAGCGATAATATAACCGCCACCCACATAAGGGCTTCTAGAATGACCGGCTCTGGCGTCATAATATTTTCTTGTCTCTGTCAGTGGTCCTATGTCTTCTTACCTCAGTGATTCGATAAGAAGTGCTTTCTTTATTGTCTGCGCGAAGAATAGCTGTTTCTAGCTCAACCTCAAAAAGCTCGCCTTTGACAGGGAAGTCTTTCTTCAGGTTAATTCTGTCTATAAAATTAGTATCGTCCATTTTGACAGAGAACTCCTTACTTTCTTGTATTTTTATCTTCCAGCCGTTTCTGCCTTCAAGATTTACCTGCACAAAAAACACATTCTTAATCTCAGTGCTTATAGTCTCTTCCTGTAATGACTTTTTAGGCGGTGCTTTCAGCAAGACCGCGTCATCATGAGTAATAATCTGGACTTTATCCTCCTCCATGTCACTACCAATCTTAACGACGGCAGTTAGGTCCTTAAGGATAGGCTTTCTAAAAATGTTATCGACCTCGGTTCGTACCACGTGAGATTGAACCAGCTTGGCAATCTCTGTCGTGCAGGCCACCCTTTCATTGTCTTCAAGCTCAATATAGCTTTTTGAAGGATCGTCATGATTGATAACGATGTGTGCAACTTTTCGATTGCTCAGTCGTTTTAGAGTTGCAAGTAACGAAGCGCCAAAAGCAGTCGCACTCATCGATGAGATGCCAATAGTTTTCAAGACATCAATACCGCCAGAAGAAAGCCAAGCAACAAACTCGACCTCGAACGAACCTTCTTTGTTAGCTTTGACATCTACTTTAGGCTGCGCTTCTTCGCCGTTAAGCAGTTTGTCAGCCTGAGTAATTAGAGATGCCATACTAATTAAACTCTGCCCTAATATATCGGCGCTCATTGTATGGTCTTTTGTAGAGTCTCCGTCGTAAGACAGCGTGAATACGTGCTCGACGGCTTTGTTTGAATCCTTACCTGATTCCATTTTCATTTTCCTTGTAGTTGTTTTGCCGGGTATTAGTTCGCGTCTTCAGCGCGCAAGCTGCTGGCTGCTTAATAATAGTATAGAGAGCCTGCTTTTCTGCCCATTGAGCAGCCACTCATCAGCGCTCTGCCGTCACGAGCGAAAGCTGAGGCAGGTGATGCCAGGGCAATACTGCTGGTTATAATTGCTGCGGTCTTCTTCATTAGAAACGCCTTCCTTTGGCTGGTTTTACGAAATATTCCCGCCGCGCCAAATAACGCGCCCAACAAATGGCAGCTCGTGAATTGTTTCCGCGCTGACCTTTTCATCTGTGCGGTCAGGGTTGTCACTTTTAATTACCCAGTCGCCGGCCAGCTGCTGCACCAAGCGCTTAATACTCACGCTATCGTCAGGGCGGCGCACAACATAAACTTGGCCATGCTTTGGCTCAGTGTCTGATGTATCAAACAGCACGACGTCGCCATCGAATATGTAAGGCTCCATGCTGTCGCCGGCGGCGTAGATAACAGCAAGGTTTTCGGCTTTGGCACCGATGCGTGCCAGCCAGTCGCGCTTGAATGCTAAACCATCGCTGAGCTCAACGTGGTCATTCAAATAACCGTTACCGCACTCACCGACGGCTGAGTATTGGCGAATTAGCGCGTAGTCATACGAGTTAGGGGTTTTTACGCCAGGTTCTTCTGGCTGATAACTCGACAGTAAAAGCTGCTCGGGCTTTATTGATAGCGCCTTTGCAATTTTATTAATGTCTTCAATCTTTGGCTCTCTTGAGCCTGTCTCGTAATTTCCAACTCTGGACTGTGAGGCCCAGCCGCATGCGGCTGCCAGTTGTCCCTGGGACATGCCTGCCAGTGTTCTGTAATGAGCTATACGCGATGCTAATGTTTTCATAATTCCATGATAACCACGCTGCGTGTTTAGTTCTTTCACTTTTCGTGATTGCCTTTAACACGTAATGTGTTTATTCTCCTTTTTAAATTAACAGGAGTACTTGATGAACAGAATCGCCATCGTCAGGGAGCGCGCAGGAATCACACAGGTTGAGCTTTATAAAAAACTCAACTGGCGGCAGTCGCGCTTATCGAACTACGAAGGTGGGAAGCGACCATTAAAGCTATCGGATGCCCGGCAGATTGTTGCTGCACTAAACGAGTTGGGTGCAAACGAGTGCTTTGACGATGTATTCCCAGCTGAGTGCGCGACTTCAATAAGTCCTGCGCCGCAATCGTTAAAAGAAGATTAAGAGCTTTGCTGCCGATCCGAAAGATCCGCATTAGCACTAGATAGATAAACAGTAAATTTCAGACATAAAAAAGCCCCGAGAGACGCGAATCGTTCGGGGCTTAGTACAACGAGAGGTCTAAGTATGCACAATCAAGCTTTAGTAATCAATAACCAAGCTGGCGCGACTATGAGTAGTCGTGAAATCGCCGAGCTGACTGGAAAGCGTCATGACAATGTTGTTCGAGATGTTCGTAGCATGCTTGGTCAGCTAGATAAAGATGCCCTCAGTTTTGAGGCTATCTATTTTGACGATAAAAACCGCAAACAAACTGAGTTTATTCTTGATCGAATCCATGTTGAGTGCTTATTGACTGGATATAGCGTGCCACTGCGCATGAGAGTTCTTGAACGACTCCAAGAGTTAGAGTCGATCAACAAGCTTGGTTATAACCCAAATAATGAAATTGAAGTGTTGCAGCAGCTGCTTATCACAAAGCAAACGCTGGCGCAGCAAGCACAGATGATTGAGCACCAGAAGCCAGCTGTTGCGTTTGTTGAGCGTTACGTTGCTGCTGACTCAGGAAGTAAAGGCTTTCGGCAGGTTGCTAAGTTGTTGAATGCCAATGAATTCGAGTTCCGCGCTTTCCTTTCTGACAACAAAATCATGTACCGCCTTGGTGGTGAGTGGATGCCGCACCAAAAACATATCGATGCTGGCCGTTTTGAGGTTAAAGCGGGTCTGGCTGGCGATCATGCATTCAATCAAGCCAAGTTCACCGCTAAGGGCATCAACTTGATAGCTGGCCTATGGGCTCAGTACAAGCTGGAGGCCTCAGTATGAGCATGCTATTGATGGTTAAGGCTATGCAGGTGCAAGTTGGCAATCCATTGCGCAAGCTGGTGCTAATCAAGCTAGCAGACAACGCTAACGACCTAGGTGAGTGCTGGCCGTCATATCAGCATATTGCTGACCAGTGCGAGATTAGCCGCCGATCAGTGATCAATCACATCAAAGCGCTTGAGGAAATTGGCTTTCTAGTAAAAAAATACAGAAAAGGGACTGAAAAGCGCAATGCATCTAACGTTTACACGCTTAATTTTAATGTTTCTATAAGTTTTGATGGTGCAGCTCCTGCACTAGGTGGTGGTGCAGCTCCTGCACTAGGGGGTGCAGCTCCTGCACTAGAGGGTGGTGCAGCTCCTGCACCCAGAACCAGTCACTCTTTTGAACCAGTCAATGAACCTAATGGCAACCTTGCGGTTACTGGCGATAAAAAACCTCGTTTCGATCCGCTATCAATCAAGCCTGAAAACATAAGCGCCGAGCAGTGGACTGAGTGGGTCAAGTACCGCAGAGAGCGAAAGATATCCTGCTCAAAGATGACCATTGAAAAACAGATCAGCCTGCTTGAGTCCGAAATCAATCCTATTGAGGTTATCAACCAGTCAATCACTAACGGCTGGCAGGGCCTATTCAGCATCGATAGAAAACAAGGTTCTGCCAACAAGGGCTTTATGAATCGGCATACAGGCTTTAGCGATCGTGATTACGGCAAGGAAGGTTTAAATGAATTCTAATATTGTTCAGCTTCAGCAAGAAGTTAAAACAGGTATCGATACCTGCGAGCTGCATGGTGATTACCAAACCAAGATCCACACCTTGATGGGCAAAGAGTTTCGTTCTGCATGCCCCGAGTGCTCTGCGATTGCCAAGGCCGAGGCCGAGGCAAAGGCTACTACTGAGATGGCGATCACCAAGCGCGTGCGCATTGAGGAGAAAATGGGCAGCGCTCTTGTGCCTAAGCGCTTCCAGGGTAAGAAATTTAATACGTACAAAGTAGAAAACACTGGCCAGCAAAAAGCACTTGATGCCTGTCGGTCTTACGCTGAAGAGTTTAAAGAAAACCTTGCCATGGGCCGCTGTCTTATTTTATGCGGCCAGCCGGGTACTGGGAAAACCCATCTGGCTACAGCTATCGCTGATTACCTGATCACTGAGACTAAGTACACGGCGGTTTACCGCTCGCTGTTTAGTATTTTGCAGTCGGTCAAGAACACATACGGCAAGGATTCTGAGCACACCGAGCGTCAAGTTTTTAGAGACTTAGAGCGCCCTGACTTGCTGATTATTGATGAAATCGGAGCAACTAAATCAACCGAATTTGAGCTGGCCACGCTGTTTGCGCTGATCAATGCGCGCTACGAGAACCAGCTGCCTACGCTGATCATTTCAAATCTTGAGCCTGATGAGCTGAAGGGCGCGATTGGCGAGCGCTGTGTTGACCGTCTACGCGAGGGAGGCGGCAAGGCCTTGAGTTTCGGCTGGGACTCTATGCGCTCGAAAATAGGAGCTGCAAGCTAATGATGACCGCTCGAGTAAACGAGCTGAAGCGCGAAGGCTTCAAGGTTGTGCAGAAGCGCAAGGATTGCACGTACATGGCGCTTGGTGCTGACCACCGGGTTGTGATGATCGATGGCACGATGAAGCGCGGCCAGCCGGAGCACAGAGGTGAAAGACGATGAGCTTTTTAAATGATACGTATGTTTGGTTTGCGTTGGCGTATTTTGCTTTCGTGATGATCTGGATTGATCGTCGCCGGCCATGCGGCTCTAAGCTGAAATCATCGAAGTCAGATCAGAAGTGCCCGCACTGCGATAAGTGGCAATCAGAGCACGGCGGGTGGGCGTGGATTGGAAACGCTGAAAATCCAGAGATCGACTTTGCAGCCGAGTGCGGCGGGTGCGGACAGTTATCGTACTGGGTGTGGGTTGGCCCAGACATCTGCGCGACGTTTGTGGGAATCAACAAGCCTAAGCGTAAATCAACACCACCAGGGGATGAATGATGAGTAAGTGCGAGAAGTGCGGGAAGACAGATTTTAATGACGCTGATGGCTGTCTGGATGCTGGAGTCTACAGCGCAGCTATTGGCGATTGGACGTGCGCAGCTGGAAGCCAGCCGCTAGGGGTTAAGTTCGCATGGCAGTCGCCCGAAACAGCGCCCCGTGATAAGCCGTTTATTGCGCACTTTGACGGCTACCCGTGGGCGTTGGTTGCCATGTACAGCCCAGCGATGGGCCAGATTGTTATTGCTGATATTGAGGCCTCTACGTATCAAGGTAAAGACGATCTGTTTTTTACAACTGAGTGGTTCGGCATTGGTGAGCTGCTTGGCTGGATGGGTATGCCAGAGCTTCCAGGGAAGCATAAATAATGAAGCTAAAAGACGAAGAGGTTCTAATGGCAATGCTTGCGCTCGGGCTTGTCTTGCATGCGGATCACAGCTCAGCTGTCGGTATAGAAAAGGCCATAGTTAAAAAAATGCAGGCGCTACACAGCAAAATGAAAAAACACATTCAGGCGGTGAATGAACGATGAGCGGAACCATTACCGTTACGGCATTAAGTGACGCTGAGATCAAACGGCAAGCACAAGGTAAAACCGGAACCTTGCGTGATGATCGTTATCCGGGCGTTAGGTTTCGCTTTCTGACTGATCGCGCCAAGGGCAGCTGGTTTCTTATATCGGGTGATAAATGGGAAAAGGTTGCTGGGTACCCGCAGCTTAGCTGTAAGAAGTTTTTGGAGGTTCTGCCTGAGCTGCAGGCGCAGCGGGTACTTGGTAAGCCTGCGACTGTTATCAATGGCCGCTGGGACACTTGTGGTGATGTGCTCAATTGGTACAGAGAGCGAGTAGCAAAAGACCGCAGCCTTACTGCTAAACGCAAGGATGGCGTGCGCTCAATGATCGATGTTCAGTTAATGCCTCGCATTGCAGGTTTGAATATTGACGAAGTGTCGCGGGAGTCAATTGATCGACTTCTTATGTGGCCTATGCAGGAAAACTTATCAACCGGTTACGTTCGGTCAGTGCTTCGGGTTTTGCAGATGGCTTTCGCTCAGTCAAAGCGACTGGATGTGATCAGTGCTAACCCATTGGCTGGCTTAAAGTTTACTGACTTTGTACAGGCCAAGATCAAGCCGAAAGCAGCTCGGCTGCACATACTGGATCTGAGCCGCTTAATGCTGCGGTTGACTGACTGTTTCGATGAGCGCATCGAGCTTGGCATGATGGCCTTGATGATGCTTTGCCATGGCACGCGAATTGGCGAAACCAGACAGGCTTTATGGCGACATATCTGCCTAACCCAGCGTGTATGGGTAATCCCCTCCGAGAATACTAAGACAAGGTCTGAGCACGTTCTTCCGTTAACTGAGCAGGTGTGTGAGTTGCTGCGCATCTACCGCGACCGACTCAGTCGCTCAGGTAGGGATAGTGATGCTTTATTCACTGACCGAGTAACAGGAAAGATGATAAGTGAGCGCTCTGTTTACGCTGGGTTTAGATGGATGAGCAGTGGTCAGTGGAGCAGTCACGACTTACGCAAGCTGGCAAGAACGGGCTGGGTAGAGATCGGCGTTGATTACCTTATCGGTGAAATGCTGCTTAACCATGCTGTCGGGTTCAGTGCTGAAACCTACATCAATACCAGTGCTGAAAACCTGAAGCTTGAAGCATTGAATCGCTGGCATGAGCGCCTAGATGAATGCGGTTTTACTTCTATTCACACATTGACAGGCGCGGGACAGTGAAGCCACAGCAAAACACAAAGACAGCCGAGAATAAAGGCTTTGAGTGCGAGACGGTATTCTTAATAAGAGAGGCTATAAATCAATGAAACGAGCAGAAATGAAGCCACTGAAGCATGTAAAGAAGTGCGAAACATGCCGTGGCGTCGGTCAGGTTTGGGGTGCTGTTCAGCACATTATCTGCCCTAGCTGCCTAGGTGTCCGCTTCCAAGCGATCGGGGTTGAGGATCGACCTGCTAGCACTCAAGAGTTGGGTGCTGAGCTGCATGAGACGCGCATCGCTTTGGCTATAGCGATTGATCGCTTGAACGCTGCTCCATTATCTACAGGTCCCGATTCGGCTTACTACGGAAACAATGGCCGTGGCGCTGGTGGATCAAACTTTACTGGCGATTGATTGGGGCTTGGCATGACTGGAATAAAGTGGAAGCAGCAAGTAAATCGTGACGGCGACAAGGTTGAGAATTGCTGGGTTACTGAGTGCAAGTATACGGTCGCTCGCTGCTTTGACGGCACTGCCGAGCAGTTCATGGTTACCGCGCCTGGCGCGAGAGCGGCGTTTGCTTATGTTGGTAGTCGTGAAGAAGTTATCGCTGTAATAAAAATTGATAAGGAGCAGCACATTGATCGTCGTTAATTTGCCCTGGCCGCCTCACCAGTTAAACCCAAACAAGCGCCTGCACTGGTCGCGCAAGAGTCGTGCTGCTCGCCTGTATCGCAACATGTGTTACGTCCTCACTAAGAATGCGGTCCAGTCGAGTGACTACCATTCTGCCGGCTGCGGGAAAATGGTCTTCTCCATTGAGTTCTTTCCGCCGGATAGGCGCCGTCGTGATGACGACAACATGCTGGCATCGTTCAAGGCTGGTCGTGATGGCGTGGCTGACGCACTTGGCGTTGATGATAATAAGTTCGTTACCAGCTTCGAGGTGTGCGATCCAGTCGAAGACGGGGCGGTCAGGGTAACTATTCAGGAGCGCGCTCAATGATTTACCGTAACGTTTTGAGCGCCGTTGTGTCGGTACTGGCTGCTGAGTGCATTGATAATACGAGTAAGCAGGCATGGCAGCGCTTAGTTGGTGATGATGTGCGGCCAGCTGGTGGCGGTATGAGTGCTGATGACAGAGCGCTGCTTGATTGCTGGGCACATGCTAGGCTGCATGCTCAGCTATCGCCCAGGCATTGGAATGTTTTAGTTGCTAAGTATTCAACGCACAAGGGCCGCAAAGTGCAGGCTGCAGGTAGGCTGACATCATTGATTGCTACACCAGCGCCTAAGCTGTTCTTGTCGTATGCGGTGTATGCCTGGGCAATTCCGAAACTAAAAGGCGTGACGGGTAAGCGTGACGAATCAGTGCTAGCGCTGCCCGATCTCTACTATGACATGAACCACTGGGATACAGAAGCAAGGCCAGAGCCGACACGGCGCCGCTGGCGTAGCGATATATTCAAGGCATTAAATCAGTTGGAGATGGATGCTATCGCTGCCGCTGAGCATGTTCTAACTGAAGAGGGTGTGCTGCCTAGTTGACTTGACTGATTAAATGATCGAATATATACCCATCATGCGATTTTTACGTGTGCATGAGACATATCACGACCCCAGCCAAGCAATTGGTCTGGGGTTTTTTATTGCCTACTATTTACCCCGCGGGGTTAAGAGATGCGGACCATGCCTGATAAAGATCTGAGTTTCTGGGCTGGCGTCATCGCGACCCTGCGTGAACACGGGTTGATTATGATGCTGACTTTTATTCTTTATTACATGCGTATCCAGTTATATGGAGACGGCCGAACTTGGAAAGCTGAGCTGCTTGAAGCTGCTCTCGGAACTGTTGTCATTATGATGACCGCTCAAGGATTGCAGGCGATGGGAATCAATGAGGGGTGGACTTGGGCCTCAGCGATCTTTATCGGATTGATTGGTATTGATAAGGCGCGGGAGTTCATTGAGCGCTGGGCTAATCGAAGGTTTGGCAATGGCTAGGCGCCCATTAAAGCGGTGTGCAGCAGCCGGATGCTCAATACTTGTACGTGGTGTTACGTATTGCGATCAACATCAGCGCGAGTATGAGCAGCGCAGATCTGTTCAGGTTAAGCGCACGCATAAGACTTACAACGATAAGCGCGATGCATCGGATGACTTTTATAAGCAATCCAAGTGGCGCAAGTTAAGTGTTCACTATCGCCGACTTCATCCTTTATGCGCTGAATGCGAGCGCGAAGGACGCGCCACTCCGTCCAAAATGGTTGACCATATCAAGCCGTACAAGACGCACCCTGCGCTTGCCTATGAGTGGAGCAACCTTAGAGCTTTATGTTGGGCATGTCATAACAGAATTGGAGAGCGAGTCGGGCTTGTGGGAGCTACAGTCCACACCTCCGGGGAGGGGGCGTAAAAAGTCTGTAAAGAAAAGACCCTCGAACGACAGGGGGAACCACTTTTTCACACCCGCGAATTTAAAAAATCAACTTCGGGTTTTGGGAGGTTTGTAATTGAGTATCGTTATCGCCTCCGGCCGCGGTAGAAAACCAAAGCCAACGGCGCAGAAACAGCTTGCAGGAAACCCTGGTAAGCGTGCGCTAAATACATCCGAGCCAAGCTTTAGTAGCGTTACAGATATCGATGCACCGTGCTGGTTTTCTGATCGCGCAAAAGTTATGTGGCAAATGTTAGTGCCCGAGCTTCTGCGTGAAAAAGTTTTATGCATTACGGATATGCATAACGTAGAAGCCTTTTGCATTGCCTATGACAAGTGGCGTCTAGCAGAAGAGAGTGTGCAAACACTCGGGATAATTGTTGAGGGCGCAATGGGTGGACCAATGAAAAACCCTGCGCTAACTGCGGCTAACGAGGCTATGCGTCAAATGGCAACATTCGGAAGTTTGCTCGGCTTGGACCCAGCCTCAAGAAGCAGAATTATTGGAGGTAGCAAGGGGCAGGCGGACAACCCGTTCGCATCATTACTATCGGATTGACCTATGACCCAAGTCCACGCGAACGTCAACAAGGCGATGAAGTGGGCAAGGGAAGTTTTAAAAGGTAAGCACCCAGCCTGCAAATTCATTGGGCAATCTATTCAGCGCCACTTTGATGACGTAAAAAAAAGCCGCAAGAAAGATTACCCATATAAATTTTGCCCAAAGACGGCAGAGAAAAAGTTAAAGCTGATTCAGCTCCTGCCGCACACAAAAGGCGAGTGGGCTTTTAAACGCCTACCGATCACGCTTGAGCCTTGGCAGCTGTTCGGCATGTCGTGCATGTTTGGCTGGATTAAAAAGGCTGACGGGTATCGCAGGTTTAGAGAGGGTTACTGGGAAGTACCCAGAAAGAATGGAAAGTCTGTTGTTGCGGCTGGCGTTGGCATTGCCATGTTTGTTGCTGATAACGAGTTCGGTGCAGAAGTTTACTCCGGAGCGACAACTGAGAAGCAGGCTTGGGAGGTTTTTAGGCCGGCTCAGCTAATGGTTAGACGCAGTCCTGGGTTGGTTCAGGCGTGCGGAATAGAAGTAAACGCATCGAACATGAATATCCCGGCTGACGCTAGCCGCTTCGAGCCAGTAATCGGTAACCCTGGCGACGGATCGTCACCAAGCTGTGCGCTTATTGATGAATACCACGAGCATAAAAGCGCAGCAATGTACGAAACAATGCTGACCGGTATGGGTGCGCGTCGCCAGCCTTTGATGCTAATCATTACCACTGCCGGCTCTGATATCGAAGGGCCTTGCTACGATAAGCGCAGACAGTGCGCCGAAATGCTGAGTGGTGCAGTTCCAGATGATGAGTTGTTTGCTTGGATATGGACGATTGACGATGGCGACGACTGGACTGATCCTGCTGTTCTGGCCAAGGCTAACCCAAATTACAACGTTTCTGTGTACAGAGAATATCTTGAGAGCCAGCAGCAGCGCGCAATCCGCTCTGCTCGGTTCACTAACACATTTAAAACAAAGCATTTAAATGTCTGGACTTCTGTAAAGCTGGGTTTTTTCAATATCACAGACTGGAACGCATGCGCTGATCCAGATTTAACACTGGATAGCTTTGCTGGCTGGAAGTGCATATTGGCATTTGACCTTGCCAGAAAGCTCGATATGAACTCAATGGCCCGTATTTTCTGGGAAGAAATAGACGGAAAAATGCACTACTACTGCATTTCTCCAAAGTTCTGGGTGCCAGAGGCTGCCGTTAGCAGTAATGACAATCAGCGGCTCAGTGATAGATATCGATCTTGGGTTAACTCTGGGTTGATGTATGAGACTGACGGTGCGGAGGTTGATTACAGGGAGATATTGAGCGAGGCGCTTGATGCCCACGACCACAACCCTGTCGAGTTTTCACCAATTGACCCGTTTGGCGCCACAGGCCTGCAGCATCAATTGGACGATGAAGGCTTAAACCCAGTCGTTATAACTCAAAACTACACAAATATGAGTACACCAATGAAAGAGCTTGAGGCAGCTATTACCTCGGGCAGATTTCATCATGACGGCAATCCGATCATGACCTGGTGTATCAGTAACGTTATTGGCAAGAACGTACCCGGTAACGACGACATCGTTAGGCCGATTAAACAGGGTGTTGATAACAAAATCGATGGCGCGGTTGCGCTAATCATGGCTATCGGAATGGTGGTCAATAGTGTTGAGAGTGACCGCGAAGAAGATGACTTTATGAACACAATACGGAACCCAATAATCTGATGAAAGTATTACTCCTGTTTTTACTGCTCGGGGTGCTTGGCCTCTCATGCTTTGTGGCTGGCATATTTGTTCTTTATGGGCATGGGTGGGCATTAATTGCCGCGGCCCCATCATTTATATCTGCTGCAGCTTTTTTGAGACGGGGCATGACCGATGGCTAAAACATTAAAGCAAGTTCTAGCTATGGCAGCTGTCAAGCCGTTTGCCTCTGCAGGATCTGATCGTAAGTGGCTGTCGAGCGGTGGCGGTTGGTTTGCCTCTAGCGGTAAGGCTGTAAGTATTGATTCTGCGCTACAAGTGTCAGCTGTATGGGCCTGTGTTCGCATAATTGCGGAAACGATCGCGACACTGCCGCTTGGCGTTTACATTCGTAAAAAAGACGGTAGCAGAGAGATTGATCGGTCCATGCGCCTGCATGATCTGATTAGCAATATGCCAAACAGCCGAATGACTGCTGTTAACTTCTGGGAGTCGGTGGTTGCCTCAATGCTGTTTAGAGGGGCTGCTTACGTTGAGGTTAAGCGTCTAGGCGGGCAGGCTGTTGCGCTTGATATATTGATGCCGCAGCAGATTACCTGGTGCAAGAAAAAGGAGCTCTGGATCTATCGAGAAGCTGGCGGCAGTCGAGAGATTAGCCCTGCTGACGTTATGCATATACCAGCATTCTCGCTTGACGGAATCAATGGGTTGTCACCGCTTCAGTATGGCGCAGTTGTTATCGGCTCAGCTATATCGGCAGATGAAGCAGCAAGCGGAACGTTCAAGAATGGCCTAATGCCAACTGTTGCGTTTAGCGTTGATCGCGTTCTTAAGAAAGAGCAGCGCGAAGCATTCAGAGAGTATGTAGAAAGCGTTTCTGGTGCTATGAATGCTGGTAAATCACCGGTTCTAGAGCAAGGTGTGGATGCCAAAACAATCGGCATTGATCCGGCGGATGCGCAACTGCTCGAGTCTCGCGGCTGGAGCGTTGAAGAAATATGCCGCTTCTTTAGAGTGCCGCCGTGGATGGTTGGCCATACCGAAAAAAGCACCAGCTGGGGCACCGGCATCGAGCAGCAAATGATCGGGTTTTTAACGTTCACGCTTGCGCCATGGTTGAAGCGTATCGAGCAGGCGATCAACAACAACCTATTGTCACCGACTCAGCGACAAACTCATTACGCAGAGTTTGCGTTAGAAGGCTTATTGCGCGCTGATAGCGCTGCTCGCGCTGAGTTCTACGCGAAGATGACCACTAACGGGATTTATACGCGAGACGACTGCAGGGTAAAAGAAAACCTGCCGCGTGAAGGCGGAAATGCCGCGAAGCTCACTGTGCAAATGAATATGACAACGCTGGATAAGATCGGCGAACAGAATGACGGGCAAGCCGCAAAAGCTGCCTTAATGAGCTGGCTGAGTCAGTCAGACTAACTAGGAGTAATGCAATGCCTCGATTTGAATTAAACCCACAGGCTTTAGCCTCTTGGAACCCAAGCATTAAGGCTGCTGTCGCTGAGCAGAGTAACTCAATCACCATGTATGGCGTGATTGGTGACTCCTATAGTAGTTACTACGGTGAAGGCGTAACGCTTAGCCGTATCGATGCCGCCTTGCGCTCCATCGGCGACAATGAAGTTGCTGTGTATATCAATAGTCCGGGTGGCGATATGTTTGAAGGTATCGCTATCTATAACCGTCTGCGCGAGCACCCTAAAAAAGTCACTGTGAAAGTGATTGGATTGGCCGCGTCAGCAGCGTCAATTATCGCGATGGCCGGCGAAGATCGGCTGATTGCAAAGTCAGCATTCCTTATGATCCATAATTGCTGGTCATATTTTGTCGGTAATCGTCACGATTTGCGCAGTATTGCTGATCAACTTGAAGAGTTTGATACGTCCATGCGGGACGTTTATATCGACACGTCTGGATCGTCAGAAAAAGACATCGAAGAAATGATGGATCGAGAGGCTTACTTGTCTGGTCGCAGCTCTGTCGATAAGTCTTTTATGACCGGTTATCTGAGTGCCGATGAGATCACAACAGAAGCGACTCCAGAAGATACCCAGACGAATGCGCTTAAGGCGCTTGATGTTGCCTTATCTAAGTCAGGAATGCCGCGCAGCGAGCGCCGTAAGCTGCTAGCTGATCTCAAAACCTCAACCGAAACACCCAGCAAGCCAAGCGCTGCTGATAACAGTATGCCGAGCGCTACTGAGCTAGACCCGTCATCCTTTGACGAATCACCGTGCCTCGTTGCTAGTTTGCGTGGCGCACTAACCATTTAACAGAAAACCACTACACACATACCGCCTTAATTGGCGGTTTTTGCATTTAAGGGATACGACTATGCCATTAGCTAAAATTGAAGCTACTCAGAAAGAAATTAATTCCAGCTTGAAAGAAGTTGGTGATCAGCTTCGCGCTCACGCTGAAAAAACAGCTAAAGAGCTCGAAAATCACGGAAAAATGGGCGATGAAACCCGCGCCTCTGTGGACAAATTGCTAACCGAACAGGGCGCCTTACAGGCGCGCTTAAACGCGGCGGAACAAGCGATTGTTGCTCGTTCATCCAATCACCAAAATGACGCGCCCAAAAGCCTTGGTGAGCGCTTAGTTGAAGCGGACGGATTCACTCAAGTGAACTCAAGCTGGCGTGGCCTGCACCGTGTAACAGCGCCTCGCAGCGAAATCACCACTGCAACGGCTGGTGGCATGGTTCAAAAAGATAACGCCGGAATTATCCTACCTGCTCAGCGACGCATGACTGTGCGCGACCTGATCATGCCGGGACAAACCAGCTCAAACGCGGTTGAGTATGTTCAAGAAACAGGGTTTACAAACAACGCTGCCGCAGTCGCTGAAAATACTGCTAAGCCTTACTCTGATCTTGAGTTCGAAACCCTTACAGCAAACGTTCGCACCATTGCCCACTTGTTCAAAGTCAGCCGTCAAATGCTCGATGATGCACCTGCTCTGCAAAGCTACATTAACGGTCGTGCCGCATACGGGCTGCAGTTAGCTGAAGAGCGCCAGTTACTGTTCGGTGACGGCACTGGTCAGAACATCAAAGGCATCGTTCCGAGTGCTCAAGCGTTTGCGGCTGAGTTCGAGCCTGAAATGCAGACGGTTATTGACCGCATCCGCCTAGCGTTACTGCAAGTGGCTCTAGCTGAGTACGCTGCTGACGGCCTGATCTTAAACCCGATTGATTGGGCGATGATCGAAACCACTAAAGATAAAGAAGGCCGTTACATTGTCGGTAATGCGATCAATGGCTCGGTGCCGTCACTGTGGAATATGCCAGTTGTTGAGACTCAGTCAATGACTAAGAACACCTTCTTGGCTGGTGCTTTCGGCATGGGCGCGCAGATCTTTGATCGTATGGAAATCGAGATTCTTATCTCAACTGAAAACGACAAAGACTTTGAAAAGAACATGGCAACCATCCGCGCTGAAGAGCGCTTAGCGTTTGCTGTTTACCGTCCTGAAGCATTCGTGAGTGGCTCAACCATCATCACGCCTTAACTGCTCACTTCACTAGATCAGGCGGGTCGCAAGGCCCGTCTCTATGTAAAGGTAAGAATTTATGAAAGTTAAATGTTTAGCGCTCAGGCCATTTCTGTTTCAGATGACTGTGCTGGCGATTGGTGAGCCATTTTCAACCACAAAAGGCCACGCGACAGATCTTGTCGCGGACGGCTTGGCCAAGTACGCGACTGACTCTGATGCTGAAGACCCAGCATGGCGTGGGATAGACCTTGCGGATGATGCCCAGCTCGATGCTAGCGATGGCGGTGCGCCCGCCGCCGACACTGAAGGGTCGGATGAGTCAGCGCCAGATCAGCCTGCTGAAAAAAACCAAGACTCCAGCGACAGCGGTGTAGCCGCTAATGAAAAAAATGAAACACAGGAAAAGGAGCTTACCGATGACAGTGATAACGCTGGATCAAGCGAAGCATCAGTTGCGCCTGTGCGGAAACGAGGAAGATCAGCACCTAAGTCTGCTGATTGAAGCGGCTGTTGAGCACGCCTCGCAGTATATCGATCGGCCTATTCCATGGCTTGATAGCGATGGGCAAAAAGCGCCTGTGCCGTCAGACCTTAAGCTTGGGATCTTGCTTATCCTGAGTGATCTGTATGAAAACAGAGAGGGCCAGTTTGTAGGTGTTGCTGTTACTGAGAATCAGGCAGTACAAAACTTACTGCACTTCCATCGAGTGGGGCTTGGCATATGAGAGCAGGCCGTTTGCGTCACCATGTAAGTATTCTCGAGCTAAGCCACCAGCTTGCGCCGGTTGCTATCGGATCAGCATGGGCAAGCATTGTAGCCAAAGACAGTGCAGAAGCGCCTGCGGCTTCCGGGTTGCGCACCGGCGCGAAAGTAACGGTACGCGCACGGTTTAATTCGCGGCTCCGGCAAGGCATATATCTTCGTCATCAAAACAGGCTGTTTCACGTAACAAGCTCGCGTGACGTTATGGGTACTCGCTCGGAGCTCGTGCTTACCTGTGATGAGTTTGTCGGTGCTGATGCTGTTTATTACCCCGCTGGAGAGCCTCCTGTTCAGTGCAGAGTGCACCTTACGCACGGAGCACCCTACTTAGATGACTTCGGCAAAGTTACAAGCTACCAAACCAAGGCTGAAGTACTGCTGATCGAAGTAGGCAGGCCCCAAGAAAATGATCGAATACAGGTTAATGGCGTGATGTTTATTGTCACGCAATACGCGAGCGACACCGATGACGGCGTGGTTCGCGGGTTATGGCTCGATCCTATGGAGTAGACCATGCAGCTTAGAGTGAAAATTAAAGGCTTGGAGGATGCGCGCAGAAAGCTTGAGCGCGCAGGCAGGCGAGTTGATCCAGCTCTACGTGGAGCGCTAAATACAACAGCAACAAAAACCCGCGCCGAGCGTTACGTAAAACCGTTACGCGCCTCAATTCAGCCAAAGCGGGTTAGAGGGGCTATGCGAATCAAGCGTGCCCGTCGCGGGATGATGAACTCTCGAATCATTCCGTCAAGCGCTGGCATACCAGTCATTCATTATCGGTCGTGGGGTTTTGACGCTATAGACAAAACCCGCGCAAGAATATGGGTGCGAGGACCTGGCTCAAGAAAAACCGGAGCAGGCTTCGTAAACCCAAGCAGCCTACACAAGTTGCCACTTTCAACGCGCAGTTCAAAGACTGCAAAAAACGGCAAAACATACAGTTACAAAAGGCACTTGCAGCTTGCTCAAGGGCCTAGTGTGGCTTACTGGTTCAAAGGTCTTTCTGGTAGCGATACTCATGCTTGGGTTAGCGCCTTCCTGCAGAAAGAATTCATTAGCAGAATGCAGAAAGAGCTCGATAAAGCATGACTAAAGCAAAGGCAATTACTGGTCAGCTCATTAGCTGTTTAGAAAATATAAGCCCTCGAAACGGATACATAACCGAGCTTGAGAATATCTACCCGCATGCTGATACAGCGCCAGATAAGGCCGCATTCCCTTGCGCGCTCGTTCGCGTTGCAGCCGATAACTGCACAGGCATGGCAAGCACTCAGGCGACGCGAGAACGAGTCTTTGAAATCGAAGTTGTATTCAAACGAGGAGCGAGTCAAGACGACCTTGATGCAGTGCATGTAGACATTCTCAGGTCGCTAGGTTTTGGAAAGCATGAGTACGAGCGAGAAATGAAAGGCCTGCTAGCTGAGCAGCAAGAGGCTGTTTTCGAGTTCGCGGCGCAAGGCAATAACTTCACCACAGTCACGATCACCGTGGCATTTATATATGTAGAAAACTACGCATAGGAGCCAACCAATGGCCGAGCACATGAATTACACACAGCTATTCCGCGGCACTGCGCTAGTGGCCGCTTATCCTGGTCATTCATATCAAGAGATTTTCAAACTTCAAGATACGACTGCAGAGCCAACCATTAATGAGATCACGATTTCTGATCCGACACGTATCGGCTTGCCGACGTACGACAGCGTTAGTACCGTTTCTGAAATCGTAATCAATGGTGAAGCGGTCGACTTCAGCCCGCAAGCGGCTGCGGTAGTGATGTATGGATCTGTTGCGAATACGCCATCCGGAGATAAAGTTGATGAAGAGCATGACGCATCTATTGATCGCGTGATCGTACTCGACAGCATCCCTCTTGACGTGACTAAAGTTTCTGATGCTGACGATATTGAATACTTCCGCAACACAGACTACTCAATGACTCATGCTGGTATTCGGGTTCTTCCAGGTGGTGATCTTGCTGCAAAAATTGAAGCGCTGATTGCAGGCCCGGGTGCTTTAAAAAGCCTGCCCTTAAAAATCAGCTATAGCTATCCGTCAGTAGATATCATCAAGCCGTTCATTGAAGGGCAGAAATATTACCGCGTAGTTTTCGGGCAGATTAACGAAGCAGGTAACAACGAACGTCGCCGCATTCGCTGTTTTTATTGCAAGATCAGTCTGAATGGCGGTATTCCCTTAAATCAAGGCACTGACTTCGGCACTATTCCTGTGAAGATCAGCTTGCTGGCCGACCCAAATATTGACGATGCTGGTGAAGCATCGATGTGGGAATGGATGGTTGAGCGCAAGTAATACTTATGCCAATTAAAGCTTTGCAGAATTGCAGGGCTTTTTTGCTACTTTAAATAGGTGTCAGCACATGCCAGAAATCAAACAGAGCAATGAAGATTTGTTTTATGCAAAAACATCTGCGCTTGAGCCAGCAATTACCACTGCCGCTGCGTGCGCACGAGAAGAGAAGTCGGAAACTGTAAGAAGCATTCTTTTGCTTCATCTTGAGCGCTTATGTGATCTTCAGATCCAAACTTTGCGCACGTAACGCCTCCTTGGCTGTACTTTGCCGTTAACTCCATTTAGATTCTGTTTATAAGTGAATTTAAATGGAGCTTTTATGAAGTGCCCTAACTGCGATTTTATTGATAAAGATGAAGCATTTGGCGATCCAGCAACGTGCCCTAAGTGCGGCGCTATCTATGAGAAAGCGCTCAGGATAAAGGCTGATAAGGAGCGGCAAGAGCTTTTTGAGAAAAAGAGACTGGAGTCAGCGCAGAATCATCATTCGGCGTCGCTGAAAGGCCGCCTGGCTCATGCGTCTACTAGTGTTTCTGATGGTCGTGAAAAGCGAGCCACTGCTGGCGCGCAGAATCAGAAAAAAAGAGAGCAGCAGATGGTGATTGTTGCCGACATAGATATGCCTTTCTGGTCAATGGTGAGCTTCATGATCAAGTGGGTTTTAGCGTCCGTACCGGCTCTATTTATTTTGGCGCTGATAGTGGTCGGGGTTGTATCGATATTACGTATTTTATTTAGCTAACTCTAAAAGCTCAAACAAACCCGCTGCGGCGGGTTTTTTATTACCAGGAGAAAACATGCAAAGTCTGAAAATACTATTTCCAGAGCCAGAGTTTGTTTCAGTGGCAGGCCGCAAGGTTTTGGTTAAGCCGGTTACGTTTAGTGATTTTGAAAAGTTTGGAGAGTCAGCTTCCGTAGTAATCGCGATGGCGACAGCAAAAACTGTCGAGCAGCTTTATGTGTACGCGAAGCGTACAGATCATCTCGAGCGCCTACTTATTAGCTCGACAAATTTATCACGCTGGCGCATACGCAGGCTGCCCGCGGCTGCTGCGGTTCATTTGATGCTGCACGTAATTCGTGTCAACGCTTTTTTTTTCGAAAGTGCGCTGCAGGACATGGCAAAGGTTCTGGATGGGCCGAAGTAGCTGCAGGGCTTATATATTCAGGGCACAGGTTCTGTGATGTGAAAAATTATACGCTTCCACAAATAGAGTTATTCACTACGGCGTTGAATAGCATTCAGTCTGACCAAGCGAAAATCGGCGCTATTGCTGCACGGGCTGGACAAGCATCAGCTGCAGATTTTAAAAAGTTTATAAGGGGCAAATAGTGGCTAAAAGTCCGAAAGTTCAGCTCGTTATTGACGGCAAAGATAATACTAAAGATGCTTTCGTGTCTGTCGATAAAGGATTGCTCAAAATAAGTGCGTCTGCTGTAAAGGCGGGGGCTGCCATTGCTGGCGCGTTTGCAATCACAACGGCAGGAGTCGTTGCAAAATTAGTGAAAGACAGCATTGATGCTGCTGACGCTATGAGCAAAATGGCCAGCGGAGCAGGGGTTAGCACTGAGGCTCTCAGCGGTATGTCTTGGGCTGCAGGCCAGTCAGGCGTCGACATTAAAGCTCTAACTACTGCTATGGGGCGTCTCAATAAAGGGGCAGCCACAGTTGAGTCCGGAGTAGGCGCCTATGCTGATGTTTTCGGTTTTCTCGGTATATCGGCAACAAGTGCTAGCGGCGACTTAAAAAGTGCTGATCAGTTATTGCTTGAAATTGCCGATTCATTTGAAAAGATGCCTGACGGCGCGCAGAAATCCGCCATCGCTATGGAGCTTTTTGGACGCAGTGGCGCGCAGATGATCCCTTTTCTAAATGCTGGCGCTTCAGGTATATCGGAGCTAACAGCACAAGCTGAGCGCTTAGGGTTAGTGCTTAGCAGTGAGCAGGCGTCGGCATCAGAGCAGTTTAATGACAACCTATCTATTCTCGGGGCTACAGCGAAGGGAACTGGAAATATTCTAGCTGGAGAGTTACTTCCTGCGTTAAATGAATTTAGCGGTCTACTTGTTGATATTGCGGAGGACGGCGAATCAGTAGCAAGCATGGCCGGTACGCTCTCGGGTGTAATGAAAATATTAGCTTCCGTAGCAATCATTTTAGGCGGAGCATTTCAGGCGACCGGCAGTATGATCGGCGCACTTTCTGCCGCGTTTTTTGCTTTTGCCTCTGGTGATTTTTCTGGCGCTGCTAGCATTTTAAAATTAGGCATGCAGGATTATTACGACACAACAAAAACGACTCTTGAAAGGGTTTCAAAACTGTACGATGGGACTTACGAGCGCGAAGGAAAGCAACGCGCCAAAGAGTTGGCAGAAAAAAGAAAAGCCGGTAATGAGGAAAAGGCTTTTGAGCTGCAGCGTTTATCTGAAATTAAGATTATTAAGGATCAGATGCTTGAGCACAATAAGGATAGAAATAAAAAACTCCTAACTGAAGAGAAAAAACATCTCTCAGAGTTGGAAAAGCTAAAAACAAAAGAGATTGAGATAGAGTCTCGTTACAAGTCCGCTATAGCCACTCTTAGTGGCGGATCTGAAGCAGGTGCTGAGCCGTCTTACGGAGCGGCAAATGCGCTAAAGGTTAAGGCGAAACAGGCGCGAGCGGCTGGTGACGGCGCGGGAGCTAGAGAGGCAGCATCAGCAGCGCTTGAAATGCTTCTGGCTATGAAGGCGGCAGGGCAGAGCGCATATGGACTGGCTGGATTTGCAAAAGAGCTTGAGGAAATTGAGAAAGGATCGGTTAGTGATGAAAAGCATGAGTTAGAAGACAGGCTTCATGCGGCCAAAACAGCCATGGAACTTCTTAGTAAAGAGGCTGAGAAACTGAAGGATATACCTATTTCGGTAGAGCTTGATGATGCTTCTTTTGAGGAGGCACGATCAAAGCTGCAAGGTTTGGCTGAACAGGCTCGCTCGCCAGTTACATCTACTGCGATTGACCCGCTTAAAGCTCCTGCTGGTGAGGTGGTCGGCGAGTTAAAAGTGAAGATGGCTCCAGAGATTGATGTGCCAGCAACTCAGAGAATATTTCAAGATGGTTTAAATAGTTTTACTGATACGCCTAAGCTAGCTGTTCAGGCTGATCTTGCGCGCGTTAAAGATGCGGTTATCAATGAAAATATTGACCTGCCATCACTTGATATTAATGCGAAGCTTGATGAAGATGCCGCGTCGAACCTTAACACCGCCCTAGAGGAAATGATCGCCAAGCTAAAGGCTATAGCCGTTGTTCCTGTCACCTTAGAGGTGGCGCAAGAAATAAACCTGAGCCCTACTAACACCGTTCCTCAGTACGCAGCAGGAGGCAGCGTTCGCGGACCAGGTAGCGGCACCAGCGATAGCATCTTGGCGCGCCTTAGCAATGGTGAGTACGTGATGCGTGCTGCGGCCGTGCGAAAGTACGGAACTAATTTACTCGATAATCTGAACGGTTTAAATGTTCCGAAATTTTCTAACGGCGGGGCTGTGGGGCAGGTGGAAAGCATGAGCCCGCAAACAAAAAACATCGGAACACTTAACTTCAACCTGCCTGGCGGCGACTCATTCAGCGTAGACGTTGCGGGCACTAGCAGTCTCGATGATCTGCACCGAGCCGCTCTTAAGTTTGGGCGGACTCGTAGCTAAGGCCTAAACCAGTACTAGCGCAGTGAGCGCGAAGCTTATGGTTAACCAGTTTTTTTGTTAGCCATAAGCTTCTTGGCTTTTTCTAGGCGACTTTCAATCGCTTGGCTAGACGCAAGAGAGGCAAGGCGTTGGCGTTGGCCAGAGGTTACAAGCTGGTGTGCGTCATGCTGTTTAACAAGAGCCAGCCAAGCGCTGGCAACTCTTACCTCAACAGCATATTTATTGCTCTTTCTGGCAAGAATGCAGGCTCGCAGAAAAGCACTAGGGTTAATTGGCGTGATATTTTCTAGGGGATTGTTTTTGTATGTAGAGATAATTGATTGGCAGCATTCGGCCATTATCGAGAGATCGTCTTTTTTGTATTTGACTAGGCTTTCTATGTCCGTTCCGTCGACTTTCGGCGATATGAGCTTTGGCTGGTCTGGGTTGTGAACTGCCACTTTCCCAGAATCGATTGCTGCTTGTTTGATAACAACCACAATATTCAAGTACACACCGACTGGGTCGCTACCCCTGACAGCTCTTACGTTTGCTACTAGCTCATGCATGCCGTCATCCATCTTCTTGGCTTGCCGTTCGGTCACGTCAGCGCGCAGATAGCCGATTTTATGGTTATGAACGTAAACCGCGACAGCATTTTTGTCGTATTTGTTTTTTGGTTCTCTGACTAGGTCCGCATGATCTCCAGCGGAAACTCTTCGCCTGATGAATCTCTGCCGGTCACTGCCGTCGTCATTTTTAAATGTAACCCCGGCAACGGCGCAGACGAACGGATCATATGACCGCTCCTCAGGAGTTAAAGGTGGGTCGGCCTCGATGTTTTCTGAGTTGCTTTTTGGTTTTGAGTTTAGTGATCGTACTGCCGAGGCGGCAATCTTGAATGCTTTTTTAAAGAAACTATCCATAGCTTGCATGCTTCCTTTCTGCGCTTGTTACGCGGGTGGTCTATAGAGTTATTTGTTTTTATTCATCTCAGCAATGACCGCCTGAGCAATTTGCTTGGCCAGATCCTGAGAAAAGTCTTTCGCGATAATCGACTGCGGCGCTACATGTTGCGCTGCTGGCGCTTGAGCAAAGCTTTCTTCAAGCCGAGCAACTATTTCAGCGTTCATAGATTTACTTGTTTTATCAGCTGCAGCCGCAAGCCTCTCATGAAGGTCGCGAGGTATGCGCAGCGTGATTCTTGTGTATCGACTGTCTTTTTCCATAAAGCGAAATATACACGTAAATAGTGTCGCGCAACAGTTGACATAGATATGGTGTCGCATCATAATCAGTGACACAGAAACAGTGTCACTTGAGAGGGTTTAAAATGGACGGATACATTAGAGCTACCACGAGAATCCCGAATGATGTAGCTAAGTGGTTAAAAAGCAAGGCAAAGACACAGAGCCGATCCATGAATGGCCAGCTAATTGAATGCCTAAAACAGCTAATGCAGGAAGATGTTCAGAAAAAATAAAAAAGCCCCAAGCGCGGTAACGCTTGAGACTTCGGGTAACGAAATCAACTACTAGGAAGAAAACGTCATGAATAATATTAGCACAGCAATAGATTTCAGTAAATTTGTAGAAGCGAAGAATGGCAATGTATTTACTACCTCAATTTTAGTTTCAAATGCTTTTGGACGGCTTCATAAAGACGTGCTTCGCAGCATTGTTTCGCTTGACTGCACAAGTTATTTCATTGAGCGCAATTTTACGCTCAATGAATACAAGGACACTATTGGGCGCAAGCTCCCTGCTTATGAGATGACTAAAGACGGCTTCATGTTCTTAGTGATGGGATTCACCGGGAAAAAAGCAGCGGCAATCAAAGAGGGCTACATCAATGCCTTTAACTCGATGGCTGAGCAGCTTGGTAAAAGCGCCCAGACAATCGTAGAGGACATCATCGGTACCGCCGGCGTAAATGTTCTTAATAACGTAATCCATCAAAAAGCTCTGCGCTTGCCAGCAGAAAAGCAACGCAGTTTTGCTTGCACAATTAAAAGCCGGTTACGTGGGCGCTTTAATGTTGCGCGAGTCGAGCAGATCCCATCGCAAGAGCTTGCTGAAGCCTGCAATTTTATTGCGGCTTATGCGCTGGAAGGCGAGTACATAGAGAGGCTGGCAGATGGCGGATCAATCACACTTAGCGAGAGCGAGGCTTCTCACCTGTACTCTTTAATGTCGCATTTCTTTTATCTGCACGAGCTTAATGCAAAGCATCGTATCGCCACGATTGGCCAGAAATTAGGCTCAAAACCACTGCTAATTATGGGTGAGCGCATAAGTGAGGCTGGTTGGGCTTTTCAGCAGCTAGATAAGCGCCGCGATGAGCTTTATAAAATACGCACGAAACTTGGCGTTAAGGGTGGGTATTCTGAGCTACTAAAAGGCCGATTGTTCAATGACTACTCAAAAGGCTTTGCAGTATAAGCCCGCAGTTAATGCGCTCAATACAATAGAGCCTGGGCTAACAGAGGAGGGGTAAATGATTTTAGGTTGCTTGCTTATTACATTGTTTTTCCATGCTATTTACCACTTCGTGATTGATGGGATTATCGCACCGACTGAGCGCATGATTTTCAGGCAAAAGGTTTTTGTGGATGAGAAAGAGGCTAACTAATGATACGACCTCACGTAACACTTGGCGGCTTGCCGATAATCCTGCATGCGGGAGCTGTCGGCCAGTCATACAGCCAAGAAACAGGCTGGACGGATGTGCGTCTTTCCGGAGGCTCGCTTGTCCGGATGGCCCACTGGTCAAAAGAAACAATCAGCATGTCAGGCGCTGGCTGGATGGGCTTAGGCTTTGATGCTTTGGATTACACTCAGCCGCTTGAGCTGCGCTGTACTCAGCCAAAAACCATAACCGGTAATTCACTAACGTACACGCTCAACAGCACCCCGCGCCCAGATGTTGAGCCTTGGGCTCATGCGCTTATTGGTTCGCACTGGGTGCGCACTGCAGTCAGCGTGAGCGGCAAAACGGCAACGGTTACTGCAGTTGCTGGAGCGTCTGCGTATCGCGTTAGCTGGATGCCAGTATTTAACGTGCTGGCAACGCCGCCCGCTGAAGCGCTGGATTCTGCTGCTGCATCATTTACATGGCAATTTACTGCACGAGAAATCTAAATGTTAAATAGCGCACCTATAAACAGCTGGCCTCTCAATGCGTTAGCTGGGGGTGCCGAGCCTGTAGATCCTATTGTAATTGATCCGCCTCAACCGCCAGAGTCACCCCTCGTGGGTGATGGTGTGTATCCAGGCTTTCCGGTACCGCCACCAGCAGCAGGCCATAGTTTCAGATGGTCAGCAGTAGTGACGCTTGGCGGTGTCGATGTAACTGACTTACTGACAGGCAGCATTCGAGTTGACCGAGAAGAAGGCGCAGCTGGAATTGCTGAGTTCGGCCTGTTCTACATGCCTGGGCAGTTCGTGCAAACCGACCTTGCGGATCGCACGGTAACCATTGATTACATCACCGATGACGGTCAGAGCGCTGTACAGGTTCGGCTTTTTACTGGCCTCGTTGCAGAGCCTCGATGGGATGCACCGGCGCGCGTCATGCACATTACTGCAACGGATAATCTGCAGCACAAGATTGAGGCTATGCCGATTGCTCAGATCGACTCACTCACGCAAGGCATGTGGAGCGAGGACGTTTTCGAGCCCGTAGAAGGGCGCTCACGCTGGGATTACGCACAAGAACGCATGAGCACACGCGCGGCATCACTTGATTGTTCCGCGCTTGGCGTGCCGCGCACATACAGTTGGTATGCGAACGTTTCGCCACATTACATTTTTGGACCCGATACAACGGTTTATCAGTCGATCAATGTTGATCTAGCTCAGCTGCGCAGCGTGACTAACCGAGTCGAGCTTGAAGTGGCGTACCGATACCCGCGCCTGCATGATGCACGGCAGTCTTTTGCATGGCGTCACCCAGGCACGGGAAACCAAGAAGGCATTAGCGGCTTCTGTAACTGGCGAAGTATGTCTTCTGAATTGCCAGACAAGAGCATGGTTATCAGTGCAACAACCAGCGCCGGCTTAACGCCCGTATCAGCAAGCTGGTATGAGCTACCGCCAACGATGCCAAACCCTTGCGGCAACGGCCAGCCGTGGATCAATAACCAAGCGGGTTTACTTTTGGGCGCTGGCTGGGTTGGTGCGCGTCGATGGGTTCAATCGGTAACTGAAACCTACAAGCTGACACTAGCGACCGAAGCCGGCCAAGTTGAAGGGCAGCAGATCATTAGCCGCACTGGTACCAGCGTTGATGTTGATCATCCTGACTCTGATGGTTGGAGCTCTAGCCTGAATCCGGTTGATGAGATTAAGTCGGGTTCCGCAATTGACGCTCCTGTAAATCCTCGTTACGGCCCTCCGGGTGATCGCGCTGACGAGCCGCGCAGGGTTTTAGCGCTTGGCTGCATGCTGCAGATTGCCAGCACAGAGATCATAGAGGCGCACCGCAAAACATCCGTCAGCTGGAGCGTTCCGACCAGCATGGCGCTGGGTGTGGATTTGTCGCACACGGTAGAGATCAACGATCAGTACACGCACGCACGCGCCAAATGCTCGCATCGAGTTGACGATCTGAACTTTGAAACAGGCAGTGCGTTAACCAATATCACCATTTCAGTGATGCGCGGCGGCGGTGTGTCTGATCCATTGCTTGTGCCTGATCGCCTTGGCGCGATTAATAATTGCGGAGGTAATGGCCTTGACTCCCCGCAGACAATGCTAGCAACCCAGCTGGGCGGACGGTTTACGAGCGGTGAGTACGATGATGAGCTGGATGGCTTCTCGGGCAACTACGATGCCAGGCAAGACGCCACTTTAGAAACATTTCCGCGTCGATTAGCGGTCACTGCAAAAGAAATTAGCGCCGAGCTGAATGACGAAAAAACGCACGAGCTTGAGCGCGTTTACCGCGTTGGCGTACCTAACGACCTGCTGGAGCTTTGAATGAAATACATCAACAACTGGATAACGCAGCTCACTGCACCGTTACCCGCAGACGCGACTGTGTTGCCGATTTCTCCAGTCGCAGCCGCTCGATTGGATCTATCCGGAACAAACCACTACTGGCTGACGCTAACAAATAGCGCAAACCCACTCGAGCAAACGCAGTGGGAAATTGTAGAGGTGTCAGCTGGACTTGCAATAGCTCGCGGCAAAGATGGAACAACCGCCCAAGGCTGGCCAGCTGAAACGCTTATCTATTGTGCGTTAACGGCGGGCCAACTCACAGCACTGCAAAGCAGAATCGAAGCGCTTGAAGGTGGCGGCGGGCCCGTTGTTGACGGCGCGCTAACAGATGGGGCTGGCAATGCTTTGACAGACAAAAACTCTAATATTTTGACAGGTGCATAACATGGCTAACGTACAGCATATTTTCACAAGCGATGCGGATCCTATTGGCGTAGCGCCTCCTGGCAGTCACCATATCAACAGCTTGAGTGGTGATATCTGGCTTTACGGGGACGAGTGGAGCCTTATTTATCGCGGCGGCACCGCCGGCAATATCGCAGTAACTGAAGGCGCTGGCGAACCACTCGAAACCCCCGCATATCCGCGCATTCATATTGACACAACAGATAAGCGAGCATTTATAGCAGTGAATAGCTCTCTGGATGGCTATTCGTGGGAAGAAATTCAGTTTGTTCAAGGCTTACCATAAGGTGATCGCATGACTAACGAAGAGTTGCGCAGAAAGTCAGGCCGAGACATGGAGTTTAACCGCCAGCAAAGCGGTCGTGACATGGAGTTTAACCGCCAGCAAAGCGGTCGTGACATGGAGTTCAATCGTCAGCAGTCAGGACGAAATATGGAAGAGGCCCGCCGAGCGTCTGGCCGCAAAATGCGGGACGATATGAATTCCCTAGCCGAGCGCAACCGTCCCAGCAAGTCTTTGCCTGATATTCCCGTCCGCGGTCCTGTTGCGGCTCGACGAGGAAATGCCCCCTGGGGCGGGGCTACTCCGTCGAGCAGCGGCATCAGTGGAGACCTGTCAGAGACCGCAGGTACTCGCCAGAAATATCCAACTTCAGTAATCATTCCTGACGGGGGTTTTTTTGCATACTTGGTAAGCCCTATAAAACAAATGGAGTTTTCTTCAGGCGGAGACACCGTAAAGGTGAATCTACAGCCTCCTGATTACACGTTAGTCGAACCAGTATTCCTTAGGAGTAGTCATGCCAGATCTTTATAAGGCCGCTGGCTTGTCAGGCATAGACGAGCAGTTATGCGCAGGATGGCCCTATCACGGCGCAGTTAAAGTTGTTCAGGCATATGAGCTTTCATCGAAAAGCGATTATGAGCTGGTGGGTTATCCCGATATTGGCCACAGCCAATTATCCGCACGACCTCAAAACAACGGTAACTATTACGTTCAAGTTGGGAATCGCAGAGCAGGTTGGGATTACTTCACCTTGCAGGCCTTTGAGTACGGCACGACCCCGCCATACGGCGCAATTACCAAAGGCGCCGAAACATACCGAGTGGCCTCTATGCTTATAGGAGCTGGAACGTGGGACGTAGGATTGCCATTAAAAACGCCGCTCGGCCGCTATCTGAACTTTAATGTTCTGGCCGCCGTGGATGGCAGCAAAATAATCGCAACAAGCCGTCCTCGATTATTCACTTACACGATGACAGGCATCACTGAGGACGCGCACCCTGCTGGTGTTTTTGATACGACGCATAGCTTTATAGGGTGCAAGTCATTCTACGGGCAATTTACAAGCACTTCATCAACCGCACCCACTCAATACGTCCCTGTCGCCGATATTAGTAATGCGCGGTTTTCATGCAGAGTTCTTGATTATAAAAGCGATCGGGTTTTGATAGCTTTGACCACAGGGGCTTTAAGCACTGCAGCCGGGTCAAATGTCGATGTTTTGAACGGCATCGCAAACGCTAGAAACTACAGGTTCAATGAAGTCGGCTACACATCGTCTTCAAGATACTCGGTCGGCGTTGATATAGTATGCATATATGAGCTTGTCTTGACTGGTGAAACAGCGGAGGATGCAACGCTAACGCTGATTAAAAGCCCTCAAGAGTGTGAGGGGGTAATTGCTAGAATCAGTCCAACTTCTACTACGACCACGACGGACGAGAACAGCCCTGTTATAGGCGCGTTAAAGAATGTTTATAACTGCAGCGTTTCGCAGAGCGGGGCGATACTAGATGCTTACTACTCGAATCTTGAAGATGCTGCGGACAACCCAATAATCTTTGTCGATTACAGTGTTGCGCACACATTTGCGGGTGAGCATTCAGGTCAGTACAAGGGCAAGCTATGGCAGCAACGCGCGGAATATAACTCGACAATGAGTATTGCTGGCGTAACTAAAGACTACAAACAAGTCACGGAACATGTTTTTGATATGCCGCCTGAGTGGTCGCCGATCATGCCAGGGCTTGGCGATCCTTACGTAAAAATCACTAACAAAATATGGGAAGACGGTGTTCTTGTAATTGATGAGCAGTTCACACCCAAGGACTACGACTTTGTCGTCAGCCCTGTATCTCTTGAAAATCTATCTGGTCGCCGCGCCCCTTTCCCGGGATCTGATTCTAGGGTGGGACAGTACGCTTTAGGCTATGGCTACGCTAGCTATAAAGCGGTATTTAATATGCGCTTTTACAGTATGACTTTGCGAAACAATGGCTCTGGGACATGCGTTCTGTACGGCGTTATTGATAGTTTTGGAATACATCCAGAGCTCGATAATATAAAAATGGTGAGCGATGTATCAATTATCAGTCGCTCAGGCGTTAAGACCTTGCCAGCCTTTACAGACACTGTGCTTTATAATGACCCTAGATACACACTGACATCAGGTGCTAGCACGTACAGGTACCACATGTATCGAGGCTATATCGGCGGGATGCTAAAGGGGACTGTAAACCACATCACTGACGAGTATTACGCGCTACCAATCGACTACCCGATGGCTTACACATGCTGGCTATGACATAGAGCCAACACTAATAACAGCGAGCCTAGCTTTAAAACCACACCGCCTCGAGCGGTTTTTTTATGCCTAAAATTTGGAGCCAAGCATGCAGCCAGCACACTTTGATCTAGTCATAACGCGAGGCATGACGTGGCGCAAGCCGCTAAAAATCATGCAGCCCGTGTACGAATACAAACCCATCACATCAATAAACCAAACGGCACCGCTCACGCTGACGGTCGATCACGGCCTGCCGCTTGAGCACTGGCCGGCATGGATCGAAGCAACGACATCAAGCGTGCTAAACACTGATAAAGCACTTCAGCGCGCACGAATGGTGCGCGCAGTCGACCCGCAAACGGTCGAGATAAACGGCACTAACGGCCACAGCATCAAGGCCACCGGTGGCTATCTGGTTTACCAGCTTCCTGTGGATTTCATCGGCTGCACAGCCAGCATGGTTTTTAGTGGTGCGCATGATGATATCGAGCTGACAGAGACCAGCGGCCTATCAATCGGCCTCGGCTACATCGATGCAGAGCTAACGGTAGAGCAGGCGCAATTGCTCACTAACAGCTCGACATACAAGCTTTGGGTGACACACCCGAGCGGCGACAAAATCCCATGGTTATGCGGTGGAGTGAGCATCAATGACTGCAAAAACAATAGCGCATGCTGAGCAGTTCGCTGTAGTCGCTAAGGAGCACGTCGCGCATCCTGTGGCTCACAGCGAGCCGTTTGCTGTCGTGGTCTCCGACGATGAGCGCGGCGCGGTAATTGTCACCGCCGGCGCACAAGGACCATCTGGCATTCAGGGTCAAATTGGCCCGGCTGGTGGCAGCGCATTCACTCGCGAGGCAGGAATAACGATCTCAGCATTAACAGTGGTTTATGAGAACTCTGAGGGCGTCGTTTTCCCGATCAGCAATACTGATGAAGTCAATATCGACCAGCTGTGCGGAATTGCTATCACAGCTGCAGCGCAAGGTGCGGACATAACAATTCAGCGAGCAGGGCCGCTTGATGCGAACGGCCTTGGATTATCCGTTGGGAGGGTTTGGCTTGGCGTATCAGGCGCGCTAACACAGCTCGCACCGCAAACAGGCTTTGATGTGCTGATTGGTTATGCCACGGCAGAGCAAAGGATTTACATCGATTTTAGCGACAACATTCAATTAAACGAGGAATAAAACCATGGCAGCTTCAAAATATTTGGCTCGCGTGAACGGTCGTACACAGCAGCAATCTGCAAAACAAACCAGTACCGGTGTAGCAGACGCAGGAAAAATGGCGGCACTGAGCGATGACGGCCGTCTTGATATGAGCTTGATGCCTGCAGGTATTGGCGCAGACACCCAGATCATTCCAGCGAGTGAGGCGTTATCGGCGGGTAACTTTGTGAATATTTGGGCTGACACAGGCGCGGCCAAAGTGCGCTTAGCCGACAACTCAAACGGTCGCCCCGCTGACGGCTACGTGCTTGACGCTGTTAGCAGCGCTGCAGATGCCACGGTCTATCCGCTGGACGGTACAAATAGCGAACTTGCCACGCTTTCGCCGGGCGCATCGTATTGGCTTGGTACAGCTGGTGGCGTTATCGAAACGCCCTTAGTTGAAACAGATATCGCAAACGCCGGAAAAGTGAGCCAGTTGCTGGGTAAAGCGAAATCAGCAACTGAGCTTATGACTAGCGACGACAGTTATGTGATTCTGTAATGACTGCCCGTAGACCATTGGTACGCGTCGGAGGGCGCGTACTTCAACTGCCAGCAGGCGACATGCTGGACGGCCCGAGTGCTGCGCTGATCCGTGCGCCTATTCCAATTGAGCCATTAAATGGGGGTGATTTAGTTGGTGAAAAACCAACGCTACTAGCGTCACCTTTTGCACCACTGTATAGCGTTGACTCTCGCAATTACCGCAGATTTCAGGTTGCTTTGAGTTCTGACCCGTCTTTTACTGCACCTGTTTTTAGCGTTGACGTTAATGCGGATTCAGTGGTTGTCGGGTCTGGTTTAGTTGTTTCAGCCTCATACGTTTGGCGCTGCAAAGATGTTTCTACAAGTGGCGATGAGAGCGATTGGAGTGTTGCGCAAACAATGACGACCAAAAGCGCGTTCAATAGCTACATAGCAACACCAACACCAACTCCCGCCATGGGCGAGCCGTTCGAGGGCGGCTTTTACATGGGTATGTTTTGGAATCAGATTGCGCAATCGTCTGGCTCTAAGGTATTGGCAACTGGTACGCAGACGTTCACTGTTGCGGATATGAGCGCTACTCCTATTGTGTACGAAGGCCAAGTGCTTGAGGTGCGTAGTAGAGCGAATCCTGCTAATAGGTTTAAAGGTGTTGTGACAGGCGCTAACGGCGCCGCATTAACTTTAAACGTAACCTCAATAGAGGGTGGTGGCACGTTTAGCGACTGGTCTGTTATGAGTCGGTTTAGGAATATTGTCGCGCCAAAATCCAGTGGCGAAAACCCTAGTATTATGATGAAAAACACTAACTCGGAACTGCCAGTTGAATGCCAAACGCTAAGCGATGGTTGGCTGGCAACTGAGTCGATGCGCCTTGCTGGTGACGCAACAGTCTATCCAGCAGCTCATTGGGCTAGGGCGTTAAGCATTGGCGGCTACACAGACTGGCACATCCCGACGAGAGACGTTCTTGAGCTGTGCTGGCGTTACGGAAAGACTGCCGCTGAGGCGAACTACGTTGGCACTAACCGGCTCACTGGGTTTGACTATAAAAAAGACGGCAGCTTCGGTGACACATCCACTAGTCACGGGGTTAATAATAGCTCAGAGCCAGTCGGGGTGGCGTACACGGCGGGCAGCCCTGCCCAGACCTCGGCAACATCTTTTAGAGAAGGCGGAGCAGAGGCGTTCATATACGGCACATCTTTTTATCTGACATCTACCGACCTCAACGCTGCTAGCATTTGGTATCAGTATTGGTATGCGGGTAGCGCTGGGCGACAAGGCAATTCTTATAAAAACACCGCTCAGCGCGTTCGGGCAGTAAGGCGTTCAATCATTTAGCAGAGGTGTTCTAGGTGAAACACATTAATTACACATACATTAATGACAACCGCATGCCTAATGTCGATGGGCTAGAGTTCGTTTGGGCGCGTGAGAGCCAATACCCAACTGATAAGCCTGAGTTTTTCGGTACGTGTCCAGATGGCAGCAGTGTAGGCGTAGCCGGGGTGATTGCAGAGTTGTCTGGAGAGCAATACTTAGCTGAACTGCAACAAGAAATCGCAGACAGGAAGCTGCTGTTAACGAAGAGAAATAACCAAGCTTACGAAAATGCTCTTTCGATGATGACCAGTGACTACCCGCCGTCAGAGATACAAACGTGGGAGCGGCAAAGAGCGGAAGTGCTAGCGTGGAACGCAGATCCTCTAGCAGTAACCCCGTGGATTGATGTGGCCGCATCGGCGCGCGGGCTAGATCGCAATGAATACCTGTCGCGAACACTGGTGAAAGTGCAAGCGTTCGCTGCTGCCAGCGCATGGCTGACAGGACGGCGGCAAGGCATTGACGACAGTATTCGAGCAGCGATGACTCTAGAACAAGTGAGTTCTGTTTCAATCAGTTATAACGACGGAGTAGAGCTATGACAGTAGTGTTAGCACTGCGCAAGAATGACGACCGTATTACAGCGAAGGCTATCCAGTGGTGGACGAACTCTATTTATTCGCATTGCGAATTGATTGTTAATGGCCTGTGCTACTCATCTAGTCCGATGGACGGCGGTGTCAGAGCAAAAACCATCACCATGACTTCAGATAAGTGGGACTTTATCGAATTGCGATGGGCTCATGCTGAAGCAATACAGCAGTATTTTAAAGATACTGACCGCCACAAGTACGGTTGGAGCGGGCTGGTATTCAACCAGCTATTCAATCTAAACCGCAGTCCCGACAAGTCACAGTTTTGCAGCCAGTGGTGCGCCGCTGCGATTGGGTTACCTAATCCAGCCAGCTACAGTCCTGCGACGCTTGGGGCTCTTTGCGGATTTGTTGATAGCAAGCTGCAGCTGGCAACTTAATCGCGCCAAATGACTTGGCCAGCTAAAAAATAAACCAACAAACCCGCTAAGGCGGGTTTTTTATTGCTTGAAAACAGGTGATGTATGACTGAAAAACTTTGTGACGTAGTTGAAAAAGCGATCAAACCAGCGTTTACGCTACTGCCAGCGCGCATGCGTAGCCGTGAAGCGGTCGTGATGTTGCTGGCGATCGGGCTGCAGGAGTCGCTGTTTAAGTATCGGCGGCAAATGGGCGATGGCCCATCTCGCGGCTTGTGGCAATTTGAAAAAGGGGGTGGTGTTGCTGGCGTGATGAAGCACACGTCCAGCGCAGAGCTTGCTCAATTTGTGTGTCGTGAGCGGCAGGTACCGCAGTGGCGAGCAGATGTTTTTATTATCAGCGCATACAATCAGCTTGAGCATGACGATGTGCTTGCAGCTGCGTTTGCTCGCCTGCTTTTGTGGACTGATCCAAAGCCATTGCCAGCCCTGAATGATGTTGAGGCTGCTTGGCAGCTATATCTGCGCACCTGGCGGCCAGGTGCTTATACGCGCGGCACAGCAGAACAAAAAGCGGCGCTGCGTAAAAAGTGGGGCGGTTACTACGCCATAGCAATGCAGGAAGTCAGCAAATGCAGCGCTTAATTATTTATGCCGCCGCTGCTCTAGCAATTGCAGCGGCAACATGGTGGCTGATCGCGTTGCCGCGCATCGAGCTTGCTGAGCTAAATCACACTATAGCGACAGATCGTGTCGCAGAGTTAGAGCGTCTTGATGATCAGCGGGTTGAGCTAATTCAGAATCAGCAGCTGCAGATCTTAGAGATCACAGAAAACGAACGCCGCAATCGCGAGCTGCTGCAAACAATTGCAGGGCAGAGCAGAGCGCAATCCCGCGCCTTCGAGGAGTTGAAACGTAATGATGAAACAATTGCCGAGTATTTGCGTAGCCCTGTGCCTAGTGATCTTGGCCGGCTGTACCAGCGCGCCGCCACAACAGACCCAAGTACATATCGACAACAGGCCATTGTGCCCGCTGACGTTATGCGTTCTGCCAGCGCGAAGCTTGATACTGACAAATGATGATTGGCGGCTGGCAGTTGATGAGCTTGAAGATGAGCTGATCAGTTGCTCGGTTCAAATTCTCTCATGCATCGAATTGCAGAAACAAAAAAGCCCCGATTAAGGGGCTTTGTTTTACAGTTTAAGCGCTTCTTGCCATGCCGCTTGATCGCTGCCAATTCCGCCTTCACAATCCGCAGCGTTTAGCCCGTGCTTTTTGTGCGCGAGAATCGCGGCGCTTCTCAGTGTTTCTGTTGCATTGATGCAGCGCTTAAAAAGCTGTACTTTTTCAGTGTATGATTTTTTCACTTTAACGACTCCTAAGCTGTCGAGTCAAGAAACAGTATCTACAATAAATGCCGCTAAATTTTCAACAATTTCAGGGCTGATACTTCTATTGATTTCAACTTCGTCAATTTTTTCAATTAACTCGACTTTTGTTGAGTGACCCTGTAGATACTCGTCACCTGTCCAAATTATCCCTGCTTTTTCTGTAGTAAATACAGCTGTCCAGATTTCACCGCCATGAGTAACAATGTGGCTGCTGTTTATTCTCAGAAGATAGTCATTCATCGGCACAGCAGATACATTCGCACCCCATTCTTCTGCTACATCGTCAATTGATAACTCTAAAAGCATTACGAAGTCTTCAATCGTTGCGCCTGATGCTGTGATTAATTTTTCTAAGTTCATTTTGTTCACCTTTGTGACTCTTGACTCCGTTCTGCGAGTCTCCAGCTCAGTAGCTCTTTGCTGCTGATGGCTCTAGTGTACAGGGTCAAGCCTGTATTGCAACACAAAACAGATAAATAATTAAATTATTTTGAGTTTTGTTTTAGTTTGCTGATAACCCATTGATTTAATGATAGATTTTCTTTCTCTGCTGCTGCAATCCACGCTTCTTTGTCTTCGCTAAAGCAGCGCAGAGACAAGCTTGCGTCCGGTTTCGGCGCGTTCTTGCGCGCGTTTTGATTGCCCATCATTGCTTTTGATGCTGTCTTTTTACTCGTCATCGTCTTCTCCTGCCGCAATCAGCAGCGGTGGTATCCATTTCACTCGCACTTCGCGCTCATCAGAGTCGCGCGGGCCGGCGTAAAAAGTATGCCAGTGCGCGCGGCGGATATGCGGCCTTGTCGCTGATCGGCTCGAGCTACTGTCTTTTTCTTTTGCTGAGTACTGCTCCAGCTGCTCGCCCATTTTATCGCCCAAATTCCACACGCGCATGTGATTTGCAGCAAACAGTCTCCAGCCTTTTTTAGTGCGCTTTGGAGCAGGATTGCTTGGCTGGGCGCTGGCTCGGTACTCCACGCCATCACTGCAAACATATAAAAGCAAGCTGATTAAAGGGTAGAGTTGCGCGGCTTGCTCTTGAGCGTAATCGGCAGGTATTGATCCTGAGATTTTTTGCACCTGGATATGTTTGTTTGCCTCGCTTGCTGCGCGATCGACTGCTTCAGTGATAGTCCAAGGACCGATGTGCAGCGGCGAAGCCAGAAGGCCATCATCTTTAACAAGCATCAAGCGCAGCTCCGGCTGCTCCCGATTTGCGTCCCATTCTAAGTGCGCAAAAAAACCATACAGCTCTGAGTTGTCATGCTGCAGCCCCGGTGTTTCTATGTAGACGCACCACTCCGGCATGCGCATCAGCAGCGAAACGGGAAGCTGGCCGCGCGGCACTGTGTCGATAAGAGACTGATAAAGCGCTGGATTGATTCGATAAATGCTCTGTGTGTAACGCCACGCACCAAGCGCGGCCAGCCGCGCCACGTCTGCTATGTATGTCATGCTGACTTTATCGACTTGCAGCTCAGCGCAAACAACAGCGTACCAGCCAGCCATCGGGAAAAAACAGTAGTCAGGCCAGTTGGGTAAATCCTTGCCTTTATCCTGCCGCCACGCTTCCGCAAGCCTCCAGGCGGAATGGTAGTCATCTGTTGCGGCGTTCAAAATTGCACTTAATCTCTCTTGAGTTCTCAT